CCGACGCCGCCGAGCTGGCCGAGCAAGCCGCCGCCCAGACCGCCGAACAGGCCGCTGGCGAGCCCGAGACCCTGGCCGCCGGCGAAGCCTCGGACGTGATCGTCTAGGCCATGGCGTACACCGTCCCCACCCTTGCCGAGTTCAGAACCGCCTATCCAGCGTTCGGCGGGGTGGCGGACGGCCCGGTCCAGGCCGCCATGGATCGCCGCGACGAATACGTGGACGACAGTTGGCCGAGCCAAGCGCGGTTCACCCTCGGGGTCTACCTCGTCACCGCGCATTTCCTCTATCGCGGCGGCTACGGCCCCGGCGCCGCAGCCTCGGGCGGCGACGCTCCGGCCGGGCTGAAGAAGCGCCAAGCCGGCGACCGCATGGAGGAATTCTTCTCGCCCTCCGAGCTTGGCGGCGCGGCCTCCAGCTCCGGCGGCCTCGCGGGCTCGCCCTATGGCGCGGAACTAAACGACCTGCTGCGCCGGATGTTCTCTGGCCCGCGGGTGTATTGATGAGCTGGCTCTATGACCGCGTGATATCAATCGTCCGCGACGCCAGCCTGGACCCCATCGACGGCAAGGTTGGCGGGCTGAAGCCCTACGGCGGCCGCACCGTCGACGGCGCCAAGGACGAGGTGCTGTTCTCCGGCGTCCTGGCCGGCATCCAGCCCAGGGGCCGCCAGCGCGGCGGCGGGGCGGATATCCCTGGCGAGGCCTCCAAGGCCCAATGGGCGGTGCTCGTGGCCCCCGGCGCAGCCATTCCCTCGGAAGCCGACGTCTACCGCGGCCTCGTGGTGAAGGATGATATCGCCCGCTCGTTCCTGATCTTCGCCGCCGAGCCCTCGCCGATGGGCTGGCGACTGCTCTGCGACCAACTGGAGGTCTGACGTGGTCGACATCAGCGACGTGACCCAGGCCCTCGCGGAGGTCATCACGACCATCGTCTATCCGAACGGCGACGCCCAGCCGTCGCTCACCGGCCGCCCGGTCAAGGTCTACCCTGGTTGGCCGGCGGAAGCCGAGATTGACAAGGACCTGAAGGCTGGGATTTCCCATGTGTCGATCTTCAACATGCCGAAGATGGATCGCGACAAGACCAACATAGACGACGGCGAAATGGAGATCGCCGGGCCAGCGAAAACCTACGCCCTGACCTTGCTCGGCCAGACCATCACCGTCAGCGGCGCGGCGCCCAACCCGCACCACGTCCACAACATCGCCCTGGGGTTGGACAGCCCCTATCCGGTGCTGCATGGCCCGGCGCCGGGCGACAGCGCCCTTCAGGTGGCCGCCGACCTCGGCGCCAAGATCGCCGCCACCGGCGTCGGGGTGACGGTCAACGGGGTTGATATCACCATCGCCGCGCCGCACCGCATCAGCTTCGCCAGGGTCGGGGTGATCGGCTCGGCGGTGCACGAGGTGTCGCGAACCGAGAAGGGCTGGCAACTGACCATCTGGGCGCCGAGCCCCGAGGACCGTGCGACGCTGGGCAAGGCCATCAAGCCCGCGCTCGACAGCGTCCCCTTCCTGCGCTTCGCCAACGACTTCTCCGCAAGAATTAAGCCCACCGGGGCCACCGACAGCGACGGATCGGCGCGCGCGGGTGCGTACTGCCGGGACTTGATTTACACAGTGGAGGTCCCAACCACCTTGACGGTGGCGGCCCCTGAAATCGTGGCGTTCCAGACGGCGCTGCAAACCCCGTCCGGCGTCACCATCGCCACCGACCTGGAGTAGCTCCGATGAACTACAAACTCACCGTCATTCAGCCGTTCGCGGGCTACGCGGTCGGGGACGATATCACCGTTGCGGAGGAGGTTAAGGCCGCCCTGGCCAGCAACCCGGAGTTCGTGGTCCGCAGCAAGGCCGGCGACCGGCCCGAGGCGAACGACATCAATTCGCCGCCGCCGATCAAGCCGGCCGCCCCGAAGACCTAAGGCCGCGCGCCTCAGTCCCTCACGCCTTCAGCCTGGAGCCTCACGGCCATGACGACTTTCAATTTCGGCAACGCCAATCCCACCGCCTCCGGCGTTCCCGGCGTGGTGGTCAATGTCCAGCCGCCGCCCTCGGCTCCGCTGACCGGCGCGCCATCGGACATCCTCGCCCTCGCCGGGGTCGCCTCCTGGGGTCCGGTGGGCGTCCAGGTGGCGTTCAGCGACGAGGCCGGCGCAGCGGTGGCCTTCGGGCCGATGGCGAACCGCAAATACGACCTCTCGACCGGGGTCCACGCGGCGGCGATGAACGGCGCGGGCAACTTCCGTGGCGTGCGGGTCACCGATGGGACCGAGACCGCGGCGGCGGCGCAGATCGGCGGCGGCACGGGCTTGGCGGTCACCGCCAAATACACCGGCTCGCTCGGCGCGGGGATCAAGGTGCAGATCGGCCCCGGCACCAAGCCCTCGACCAAGCGGGTGGTCATCTCCATGCCCGGCCACCAAGCCGAGGTGATCGACAACATCGCCGCCACCGCGGCCTCCAACGCCTCCTGGCTGGCGCTGCGCGATGCGATCAACACCAACTCCAGCTTGGTCGTGACCTCCGCCGGCGCCCTGGCGACCGCCCCAGCCGATGGGACCTTCCCCCTGGCCGGCGGATCGGACGGCGCGTCGGGCGTCACCACCACCATGTTGGTCGGCTCCGACACCGTCCCGCGCACCGGCATGTACGCCCTGCGCTCGTCCGGCGCGGCGGTGTTCTTCCTGGTCGACTGCGACGACAGCGCGACCTATGCGGCGCAAACCGCCTTCGCCAAGTCCGAAATGGCCTATGGCTTCGGCTCCTCGCCCTCGGGAGACACGACTTCGGCCTTCGCCACCGGCATGGCTGGCCAGGACGACCCGTGGTTCAAGGTGCTGTTCGGCGATTGGACGTACATCCTCGACGGGGTGAACAAGATCACCCGGCTCATCGCCCCCTCGGCGGTGGCCGCCGGCCGCAAGGTCTCGCTCGGCCCGCAGAACTCGCTGCTGAACAAGCCGATATATGGGATCATCGGCACGCAAAGCTCGCTGGCCGGCAAGGTCTGGGATCCGGCGCAACTCCAGCTCATCGGGCAGGCGCGCGGCGATATCATCACCATGTCGTCGCCGGGTGGTGAATATCCGTCCTGCGCCTTCGGTCACAACAGCTCGTCCGATCAGGCCACCCGCCAGGACACCTACACGGGCATGACCAACTATCTCGCCCGCTCGTTCGACACCAAGGCCGGGACCGGCCGGTTCATCGGCCGCAACGCCACCGCCGAGGAGGCCCGCGAAGCCCAGTCCACCATCGGCTCGTTCCTGCAACTGGAGTGGGACGCCGAGCGCATCGGCAACGCCGCCGGCACGCTCCCCTATTCGGTGGAGATCGACAACGCCGCCATCCTCCAGGGCATCCAGAAAGCCAAGGTGCGGGTGCAATATCTGGCGGTCATCGAGACGTTCCTGATCGACCTCACCGGCGGCCAGACGGTGCAGATCGCCAGCCAATCCCCGCTCGTCTAAGCGGCTCAACCCTTAAGCGGGCCGCGCGCCCTGGAGTGATATCATGGCTAAGGAATTCTCTATCGGTCGCGACGTGTCCTTGGACGTGGTCGACCCGCTGCTAGGGGTGATCAAGTTCACCATCAAGACCGGGTTCAAATCGACCCCGCAATATGTCGACATCCAGTCCAAGGACCTCAACGGCCTGCCGCTGCATGACGTCATCCCGAACGGCCATAACCTGGAATTCGACCTCGACCGCAAGGACGGCACGGCGGAAGATTACTTCGCATCGCGCGAGGCGATCTATTTCAACGGCGGCGAGGTCCCGAACGTCTCCGTCACAGAGACCATCCGCGAGCGCGATCAGTCGATTACGCAATACCGCTACACAGGCGTTTCGCTGAAACTGACGAACGCCGGGACCTGGAGCGGGAACGAGGTTACAAAACAAGCTCTCGCGGGCTTCGCCACGCGGAAGATTAAAATCCTCTGAGGACCCCATGGCCGATATCAACGCCAGCGCTCCAAACCTCTCCATCAAAGACACCTCCGAGGGGGGCGCATCGAGCGCCCCCCTCACTCCGTCCGAACAACTGATCAAGAACGCCATCAAGGCGGAAGTGCTCGATTACACCAAGGACGACGGCACGCCCGGCTCCATCGGCGTGCGCCGCCCCGACGCCCTGGCGCAATTCCGCATTGTTGAGGCCGCCGGCGCCTCCTCCTCCAACGGCGCCTACATGGATATGATTAATCCCTTGGTGTACGTCGGCGCGCTCGATGGCACGCCCGAGGCCCTGCCGAGCACCAAGACCGAAATCGAGGCCATGTTGCTGCGCCTCGGCCACGCCGGCCAGGAACGGCTGTTCGGCTGGTACGCGATCAACATCATTCAACCGATGATGGACAGCATGGGCGCTGCGGCCAAGGCCGAGCGGGAAAAGGCCCTCCTAAAAAACTAGCCACGAGCCCAGCGCTGCAAGAGGCGCTGTGGCTCGTTAAAAACGGCGTCCCGTTCGATCTGGCGTTTTCGCTGGGCGAGCGGGAACGCATCGCCTTCGCCATCAACTTCTCCGAGATGCACGGCAACCGCTTCAACTGGGATACGATGCAGTTCGAAGACCCCAAGGGAGGGTGAGATGGAACGGCGCTTCGGATCGCTGCTAGAGCTGGCCGCGCATATGGTCATCGCCCAGACCGAAGTCGTCATGGCCCTGAACCACGGCCTGGAACAGGTAGGGGCGCTGATCGAGAACACCGCGCGCGCCGAGCTGGGGGACTATCAAGGGGCTGTCGGTCCCTTCCCAGCCTGGGCGCCGCTCAGCCCCGCCTACGAGGCCGAGAAGGGCCGCAGCGGATACGCCACGCCGAACCCATTGGTCAGGACCGGGGAAATGCTCGCCTCGTTTCAACACGAGGTCGACCCCGGCCGGCTGGAGGTCATCGCCGGCGCCACCGATGAAAAGATGCTGTGGCATGAACTCGGCACGGCGAAAATGCCGCCGCGTCCGGTCTGGGGTCCGGCGGCGCTGCGCAATGGCGAGGCCATCGCCAAGCTCCTGGGCGCCGCGGCGGTCGCCGGCCTGATGGGCGACGTCAATCAGGCCAAGGCGCTCTACCGCATCGGCTAGGTCGCCAGTGATATCGCGGTGGCGACCAGCATTCCCAGCCCGGCGATCAAGGCCCCGACCAGCAAGCCGAAGACCACGCAGAGCACGGCGAACAGGACGCCCAGGCCAAGCCGCGCGAGCCTCTGGAACTTGAGGTCCTCGGCCCGCAGGTCGCGGCCCGCCGGCGGTGATCCGGCCCCGAGCGCGCGTTGCAGGCCCGAACGATCCTCGACCACCGTGAACTCGGCGTCTTCCACCTCATCGTCCCCAGGCAACACCCCGTGGAGGCTTCGGTAGTCGTACGCAAAGCGGCTATAACGGGGCATGTGGTCTAGCTCATGGGCCGGGGTGGAGCGATATCATGGCCTTCAGCGCATATTCCGTGGCCGTGCGCGTCTCGCTTGTCCAGGACGTAACTCACGGCCTTGCCAGGATGTCCACCGCCCTGGCGACCACCGGGCGCGACGTCGAAAACCTCCATGGCAAGCTTCGCGCGATGGGCGCCTTGACCATGGGCGGCGCGGCCTTGCTCGGCGGCGGGATGATGGGGCTCCACGCCATGCGCGCGGGCCTGGAGGAGGCCAGGAAGTTCCAGACCGAAGTCGCCAACCTCCGCACCCTCGGCATCGGCGAGGCGGCGACCCAGGACGCGGTGAAGTTCGTCAAGGCGATGGACGTCATCGGGGTGTCGTGGACCGAGAAAATGCGGCTGTTCACCGAGGCCCAGGGGGTCTTCCGCCAGTCCGGCGTCAGCGGTCCCGGCGCGCTGGCGGCGGCGAAGCTCGCCACGCCGTTCCTGGCGCAAATGCGCTTCGCCAACGCCTCATTGCACCCGGACGAGGCCGGCAAGATGGACGCCAGTTCGATGGCCATGTTGCGCTTTGTGGAGATGCGCGGCGGGCTGAACTCGCCGCAGCGGTTCAAGGAGATCGCCACCCAGGGTTACAAGGCTATCCAGGGCTCTAAGGGAAATGTCTCCTGGGAGCTGTATCGCCAGTTCCTCGCCACCTCGGGCGTCGCCGGCCAGGGGATGAGCGACACCGCCATGTTCGGCCAGATGGAGCCGGTGATTGGCGAACTGAAGTCGCGCGCCGGCACCGCCTACATGACCTCGTTCAACCGGCTTAACGGGCTGGTGAAGCTGCCCAATCAGGTGGCCCACGACCTCGTCAACGCTGGCATCTGGGACGGCTCCAAGATCACCTGGAACAGCCAGGGCGGCATCAAGGCGTTCGCCGGCAACCCGCTGCGTGACGCCCAGACCTTCGGGACCTCGCAGTTCGATTGGTACAAGGCCAACGTCCTGCCGTGGTATCAGCGCGCCGGCTTCACGCCGCAGCAAATGGACCGCGAAGACGCCCTGATCGGCGGGCGCACCGGCGGCATGATGTTTTCCGTCTTCCGCCGCCAACAGCACGTCATCGAAGCGTCGGTGGAGGCGCAGCGGGTCGCCATGACGCCCGAGCAAGCCGCCGCGGTCGGCGGGCGCACCCTGGCGGGCCGGCGCATCCAGGTCTCCGCTCAGTGGGCCAACGTCAAGGAAGCCGCCGGCGAAGCCCTGATCCCCTTGGCGGTCGCCGCGCTCGGGGCCTTCCTGCCGGTGCTGAAGGCGATATCAGACTTCAGCCTCAAGCACCCCGGCATGTTCAAGGCGCTGATCCTGGGGTTCACCGGCCTGTCGATTATGGCGGTGATCGGCGGTTACGTCCTGCTGCTGCGGGCGGCCTTCATCGGGCTCGGGCTGGTGTTCAGCATGCTCGGCGGCGGCGGGGTGATTGCGGGCGTGGTGGTCGGGCTCGGCCGGCTGCGGGCGGCGATGAGCATTCTCATGATCGAGGGCCTGTTGCCGTGGATCGGCCGGCTCGGGCTGCTGTTCCTGCGGTTCATGGGGCCGATTGGGCTGGTCATCACCGCTGTAGCCCTGCTCATCACCTTCTGGCCGCAGATTTCGGCCTTTTTCCGCAAGGTCAAGAACGGCATCGCCGACATGCTCGGCATCGGCGCGCCCGGCGTGGTCACCACCGAACAGACCAACCTTCTCGGCGGCGGGGAGCGCAAGCGCTCGCCCTACGTGCCATCGGCCGCCGCCATGAACCGTTTCGCCTCGGGCGGGGTGGTGATGATGGACGGCCGCAAGGTCGGCGAGATCGTCTCCGGCCATCAGGCCAAGGCGACCAGCCAGACCCGCGTCGGCGTGGTCCGCCACGACCCGTCCGCCACCCCCGCCGCGACCGCTGGAGGCTATCACCGATGAGCCAGACCGTTCACCTCGTGCTCGGCGGGACCGAGTTCCGCGGCTTCGAAGTCCCCGAGGAGATGGGCGCCGGCGGCTCGCTGGAGGTCAAGACCTTCCGGCTGGCGGGCGGCGCCAAGCGCTTCCACGTCATGGGCGTCGATGAGCGGCCGATGGAGTGGAGCGGCCGGTTCCGCGGCCCCGACGCCCAGGACCGCGCGAACGCCATAGACGGGCTGTTCCGCGCCATGAAGCCGGTCACCCTGACCTGGGCTGAGCGGGCTTACACGGTCCTCATCGTGGACTTCGGGACGCGCTTCCAGTCGCCGCGGGAAATCCTCTATTCGATCCATCTGGAAGTCGTCACCAACGACACCGCCGGCGCCGCCCAGGCGGCTTCGGTCGGCCCGACGCAGATGATCAATGGCGACCTCGGGTCGGCGGCCAAGTCCGTCAGCGGGGTGTCGGCGCTGTCGGGCGCGCTGTCCGGCGTCACCGCGGCGGTCGGCAAGGTGCGGGATTTCGCCCAGGCCACGCAGGACCAGCTTAATTCGGTGCTGCGCCCGGTGTTGGCGGCGCGCGCGGCGGTGGACGACGTCTTCCAGGCCGCCGAGACCGTCATGGGCTCCGTCAGCGCGGTCGGCGGCGTGGTCCCTGGCCTCTACGCCCGCGACCTCACCGGCGGGCTCCTGGCGCAGGTGGAGGCCGCGCGCGACGGAGTGGCGGCGTTCGAAGCCGACGCCTTCCTGGGGCGGATGGAGACCAATCTACAGGCCATCGGCACCAACGGTTCGGTGGTGACCATCGCCAACGGCAACCTGTTCAGCATCGCCCAGCGGGTCTATGGCGACGCCGCGGAGTGGTCGACCATCGCGCGGGCCAACGGCTTGCTGGACCCGGATTTGATCGGCGCGCAAGACCTCGTCATTCCCCCCAACCCGCAAGACACCGGCGGCGTGCTCAATGGCTGAAACCACCATCTCCGAAGTCGTGGTGATCGGCCGGCGCCGGGACGAGCCGGTGCGCTACCCGCGCGCCGCGGTGCTGATCAACGGCGAGGACATCGGCGGGTTGATATCGTGGTCGACCTCTGAGAACGAGTTCAGCTCGCCCGACAGCTTCGGCGCCGTCTGGGCGGAGGCGACCTTGCCGAAGGATCGTGGGGCGGCGTGGTTCGACAGCCTGGAGGTCGGCGCCGAGCTGGAAATCCGCTGCGGCTACGTCAACGACCCGTTCAGCTTCACGGCCTCGGACCTGCCCTTGGTGTTCGTCGGGGCGATGGACGACATTACGAACGACTGGATGACCGGCGAGCTGATCGTCTCGGGCCGCGACCTGACCGCCAAGCTGATGGAGGCCAAGACCTCCGAAAAGTTCATCAACCGCACCGCCAGCGACGTCGCCGAGACCCTGGCGAAAAAGTACGGCCTCGACGCGGTGGTCACCGCCACCACCGACAAGGTCGGCCGGCTCTACAAGGCCGACAACGTGGAAATCCAGTCGGAACGCACCGAATGGGACCTGTTGTCCTGGCTGGCGCGCGAAAGCGGCTTCGTGACCTATGTCCAGGGCCGGACGCTGTATTTCGGCCCGCGCACCACCGAAGAGGCCGCCACGCCCTTCGTAATCAACCGCAGCCAGTTGGCCGCCGACGCGGTGGCGACCGGCAATTACAGCCGCCTGGAGACCCACCGGACGCTCACTGTGGCCGGCGATATCACCGTGACTGTTCGTTCGTGGGGTCAGAAATCGAAGACCAGCGTCACCAAGACCGCCAAGCGCCAGGGCGGCGGGACCAAGCAAGAGTTCTCCTACAATATCCCCGGACTTTCGGCCGATCAGGCGCAGCAAAAGGCCAATCAACTGCTCGCCGAGCTATCGCAGCACGAGCGGAAGTTGGACTATAGCGGGCCCGGCCTGAACGTCGGGATTTCCGACCTCATCCGCCTGGAGGGGACCGGGACCACCTTTGATGCGCTGTACTATCCCGAGGCCATCGGGCGCGAATGGTCGGTGGACGAGGGCTACAGCATGACGCTCTCGGCGAAGAACCACCCGACCGAAGATCAAGGCGCGCTATGACCGCCGGCTACCAGAAGCTCACGTCCAACCTCGGGGCCATGATGGCCTCGGCCGACAGAGGCCGGATGGTGGCGCGCGTCGGGCTGGTCTCCTCCTATGACCCAGACGGCTACATCGCCAAGGTGCGGGTCATGCCGGAAGACGTCGAAAGCGGCTGGCTCCCCATCGCCGTGGGCATGGCCGGGCAGGCCTGGGGCGCCTACTTCGGCCCGTCGATTGACGATCAGGTGATCGTGCTGTTCATCCAGGGCGATATCAACTCCGGGGTGATCATCGGCGCGCTGTCCAGCGATCAGGACCCGCCGCCGCGCATCATGCCGGGGGAAATCCACCTGCGCGCCCGCGACGACACCGCCGCCATCGTGCTGGGCCAGGACGGCACCATCACCTCGCGCGGCGAGTGGACCCACGTCGGGCCGCTGCATGTCTCCGAGACCGTCACGGTGGGCGTCGACGTGCTGGCCGGCGGGCTGGTCAAGGCCGGCGACATCAGCCTGTCCGAACACAACCACGACCAGCCGAACGACAGCCACGGCGACGCCCAGCAACCGACCGACCCGCCCAACCCGAGCTAGGACCCCATGGCCAGCACCCCAACGCTCGATGATATCGCCCACGTCTGGGGCCAGGACCTCCAGCTTTCGCCGTCCGGCGACCTCGCCCGCGCCAACGGGGCGCAGCGCACGCAGCAACGGCTTTTGCGCCGGCTGATGACCGCGCGCGCCGGCGCCGAATACATCTGGGAGCCCGCCTATGGCGCCGGCCTGCCGCAGGACATCGGCGCCAATGTCGACCTCGCCAAGGTCCGCGCCATCGTCCGCGGCCAGCTCGCGCTTGAGGCCAGCGTCGCAACCGCCCCTGCTCCACAGATCAACGTCCGCGAGATCGCCAACGGCCTAAGCGTCGCCGTGACCTATTGGACCCTGCCTGATAAGCAACCTGTGTCGCTGAGTTTCGACCTGACCGAATAGGACCAACCCCGATGGCGGTGACGCAGAAGACCCACCGGGAGCTAGTCCAGCTCCAGGCCGCCGCCGTCCAATCCAAGGCTTCCGGGTTGCTGGACTTCGGTCAGGGCTCCGTCCTGCGGGCGCTTATCCAGGCGGTCGGCGGGGTGGCGCTGTGGCTGCAAGCCAACGTCCTGGCGGTGCTCAGGATGACCCGCCTCACCACCTCCGCCAGCCTCGACGTCGACAGCTTCGTCGCCGACTTCGCCGGGCCGATGACCGATGGCGATACGCCCTTGCTGGCGCGGTTCAGCGCCGCGCCCTCCAAGGGCTTGGTGGAGTTCTCCCGGCTGTCGGCGACTGGCGAAGTGCTGATCCCGCTCGGCGCCACGGTGGAGACCCGCGACAACCGCCAGCGCTTCAAGGTCACTCTCGACGCCACCTTGACCTCCTGGCGGCCGGACCTCGACGGCTACCTGATGGCCAACACCGTGGCCAGCCTCCAGGTCCCCGCCCAGGCGGTGACCGGCGGCATGGCCTCCAACGTCCAGGCCGGGGCGATATCGGTCATCACCACCGCCATTCCCGGCGTCGACCTCGTGAGCAACCCGGCGGACTTCGCCGGCGGTCTCGATGCGGAGCAAGACGAGGCCTACAAGATCCGGTTCCGCGCCTGGGTGCGCTCGCTGCGGGAGGGCACGGACGACGCCATTGTCGCCAACATCGAGGCGCTCGGCTCGGGCGTTCAAGCCAAGGTGGTGGAGTTCGAAGACCTCGACGGCACGCCGCGCGGCGGGTTCTTCTATGTGATCGTGGACGACGGCACCGGCTATCCCCCGGCAAGCCTGATCGAGGCGGCTTCCGCCCAGGTCCGGCTTCACCGCGCCGATGGGGTGCAGGCCGCCGTCTACGCCCCGACCGTGATCCCGGTCAACATCGCCTACACCCTGGACCTCCAGGCCACCGGCCACGAGGCGGCCGACCTGTCGGCGGCGCAGGCGGCCGCGCGGCTCTACGTCGACGGCCGCGAGCTGGGGGAAAAGCTGATCTACAACCGCCTTTATGGGGCGATCTATGACGCCGCCGACAGCATCCGCGAGGTCATCGGTCTGACGATCAACGGCGGGACGGCTGATATCACCCCGCTGAAGTACAAGGTGGTCAAGGCCGGGACCGTCACGGGAACGCCGCTGTGATCGGCGACCCCGACGATATCGCGCTGCGCATCCGGCGCTATATGCCGCGATGGTACGGCCGCACCACCGACCCCACGCCGGTGCTGGACGCCCTGCTCTACGGGCTGGCGGCGGCCTTCGCCTCCATCTGGGACCTGCTGACGTTCGCGCGCCGCCAAGCAAGGCTGGCCACCATGGACGGCGGCTGGCTGGACCTCGCGGCGCTGGATTTCTTCGGCCCCGATGGCTTCCGCCGCTTCAAGGGCGACACCGACGCCACCTATCGGCTGCGGCTGCGGCGCGAGGTGTTCCGCCGCCGCGTCACCCGGCAAGCGATCATCGACATTGTCCGCGACCTCACCGGCGCCGAGCCTATCGAGGTGTTCGAAGGCTGGGACGTCACCACCAACGGCGGCTATGGCGCGGCCGGCTGTCTCGCCTACGGCCGGGCCGGGCGCTACGGCTCCAACGGCGCGCCGAATGAGAGCATCGTCGTGCTCCCCGAGCCGCAAGGCTACGGCATCCCCAACACGCCGGGCTGGGGCTCTGGCCAGTTCGGCTATGGCGCCGCGGGATCGAACTTCCGCTATGTCGACGCCGGCGAGATCGTCGGCAGCGGCCCGACCAAGGAAGACATCATTCGCTCCATCGACGCCGTCCGCGCCGCCGGGGTGGCCATCTATATCCGGTTCGTGAACCCCTTCGGGTCCTGACCCTCAACCATAGGAAGCCCTCATGGACCGCGTTTCTGTCTACCGCGACCAAGTCCCGCTCGAAACGCACATTCTGGAGCCGCAGCGCTACGCCATGGAGGCGTTTGGACTGTTCGGTCGCGACCTGATCGGCGACGGCCCGGCGGTGGCGGGGTTCGCCTGCGTGCCGACCTCGCCGGCCTCGATGAGCGTGCTCGTCCGGCCCGGCCGGCACTATCAGCTCGACGTGCTCGACGCCGAGGACTGGGGCAAGCTGTTCGGCCAGGGCGGCATGGACGCCGACGTGCTGACGGACCACAAAATCCTCAAGCAAGGCCTGTTGCGCGGGACGGTGCAATTCGACCTGACCGCGCCGGGGACCGCCGGTCAGACGATCATCTATCTCGTCCAGTCGCTCTATTCCGAAACCGACGACGCCGACAGCTCGCAACAATTCTGGAACTCCACCAACCCCAACGCCCCGCGCTCGGAGCCCATCTCGACCAACCGGCGCGCCAAAGCGACGCTCAGCCTGAAGGCCGGCGCGGCCGCCGCCACCGGCTCGGCCACGGCCCCGGCGGTCGACGCCGGCAAGGTCCCGCTGTGGCTGATCGCTGTCGCCTACGGGGCGACCTCCATCACCGCCCCGAACATCACCGCTCACCCGTCGCAACCGACCATCGCCATCGGCTCGGGCGGCGGCGGCGGGGGCGGCGGCGCGGCGCTGTCGCCTTGGCAGGTGGTGGCGGCCGATATCACCGCGGTCTCGGGCGGGCGCTACATCGTCAACCCCACCGGCTCGGGCCTGGACGTCAATCTCCCCGCCAGCCCGGCGCCCAGCGACGAAGTCTGGATCAAGGGCAAGTTCGTCACCCACAACATCACCGTCCACCGCAACGGCCAGACCATCGAAGGCGTCGCCGACGACTTGGTGCTGAACAAGGACTTCCAGACCGTCCACATGGTCTTCGACGGCGCGACCTGGAGGGTTTGAGCCATGCTTTGGAGCGAACTCTTTCCTGACCCTGGGCTGGTCTTGCGCCGGTGGTATCAGGGCCAAAGCAACGCCGGCGGGGTCTCGACCCTGCCCGCGCCGGTCGCCATCATCACCCCGGCCAAGGCCACCTTGCTGCGGGTGTCGATGGTCGGCGCCGGCGGAAGCGGCATGAACAACCTGGGCGGCAATGGCGCGGGCTGTGGCGCGGCCTTCGCCAGGACCAAGGTCTCCAGCGCGCCGGGCGACGCCTTCACCCTCCAGGTCGGCCGAGCGGTGGAGGACAATTCGGCATACTTCCCCGCCCAACACAGCCTCTTGACCCGCAATTCCGACAGCGTGGTGATCTGTAAGGCGGTCGGCGGCAACACCAGCACAGCGCCGGGCGCCGCCGCGGACTGCATCGGCGACGTCAAGCGCTCGGGCGGGGTTGGGCAGGTCTCGTCCTACCCCTTCTATGGCGGCGCGGCGGCGGGCGACGAGGGCGATATGGGCGCCTTGGGCTTCGGCGGCGACGGCGCGCGGGCGCAATACAGCGTGGCCAACGATGCGCGCTCGCCCAACCCCGGCGGCGGCGGCGTCTGGCGGCCGCTCAACTCCGAGGTTTCGGACAATATCGCCGCCGGCCCCGGCCTCGTGTGCATCGAGTTCTTTAACCTCGACCCCGGATATTGAGCATGTCGATCCTGTGGATACCGGACATCGAAGTCCCGGCGGCCTCGCTGCTGCGGCGCGATTGGTTCAAGCGGCCGGGGCCCTTTCTCGGGATCACCCCGCCGGCCGGGGCAAAATACCTCCGGGCCCTGGCGCAGGGCTGCGGCGGCGACGGCCCTACGGCGATCGGCGGCGGCGGCGCCTTCGCCAGGACCCGCAAGCTCACCGATGCGAGCTGGACCTATTCGGTGCAGGTGGGCGACACCTCCACCGCCTCATCGGCCGGCGACAGCGCCGTCTGGAAGGGCGCGGCGGGCTCGGGCGAGCTGATCGTCTATGCCGACCGCGGGCGCGGCGACGGCACCAACGGCAAGGCCTCGCTGTCGTTCGGCGACGTCAAGCGCGACGGCGCGGCGGGCCTGGGCGACGGCGGCCTGCCCGGCGGCGACAGCGCCGATTTCGCCTCGCTGGGGTTCGATGGCTGGGGCGGGAAGCTCAACCAAGCGCCGGGCATCTTCGGCGGCGGCGGCTTCCTGTTTCCGAAGTGGGATAGCAGCGGCTTTCGGGGCTATAGCGCCACCGCGGTCGGCGGCATGGGTCGGGTGTGCCTGGAGTGGTGGGACGCCGATCCGGGTTACTAGTCCCCGCCTATAATCGCGCCAGGGTGGTGGTCTAACTGGGGACGACGTAAGCACACCTTACGCCGTCCCCTCTGCGTATCTGGAGACCCCCTTGGACGTGTTTAGTAAAGCCGCCCTGTGGGGACTGATTGGAGGCTTCATCTATGCCGGTCCAAAGCTCTCAGCCTGCCTTTACGCCAAGTCGCAGACGGGCGAGCGGTCGGGCTTTTGCATCGTGGATTTCGTCGTGGGCGTGATGACCGGGGCCGCCGCGTCGGCCGCCCTCACGCCGGCGCTGTTGGCGCAGGGGTTTAGCTGGATGGGCCGCCCCGGCCCCCATCAGCTCCCCGCCATCGGCGTCGCGGTCGGTTACGCCTTCCACCGCCTCGGCCCGGCGGTCTTGGACGAGGCGATATCACGGGCGGGCCTTTTGTTCGGAAAGGGTTCCAAGTGAACGGCGGCCTTGATTTTGCAACGGGGGTGGCCACCCTCTGGCTGGCGGCGGTGCTGTCGGTGATCCACGTACTGACCTCCCCCAAGCGGGAATATTGGGCCCACCTGCCGGGCTATATCCGGCTCCCCCTGCCCATCGCCTCATGCCTGTTCCTGTTTCGCGGCGTGGAGCTGATCGGCGCCGGCCTGCATCAGCAAAGCGTCTCCGGTCACGCCACCGCGCTGGGCTTCCTGTCGACCTTCTCGCTCAACACCGTGGCCTTCGGGTGCTTGTGCTTCATCATCGCCAGGACCTATCCGCCAGAGGTCTGGGCGCGCATCCGCGAGTTTCGCAAAGCCGTCGAGACCGGCCAGCCGACGCCGGCCGAGCTTGAGGAGGTGGACGCCCTGATGGCGGCCCCGACCCTGCCGAACCTCTGGATCAACGGCGTCTATATCTTCCACCCGAGAGAAGGCGCCGCGCGATGAGCGAGCCGATGGACGACCACCCCGACGACGACAAGCTGTTGACCCCGCGCAACCTGATATCCAGCGTGATCATCTGGCTGTTCGCGGTTCAGACCCTCCTTCCCTACTGGCTCCAGGTCCCCACCGGCCGAACGGGCGATATCATCGCCAACGGCTCCAAGGTGGTGGAGACCGTGCTTGTGCTCGTGCTGGGCTATTATTTCGGCGACAATTCTTCCAGCCGCCGCAAAGACCGGGCCATCCAGTCCGCCACCCAGGCCTCCGCCGCCATGGCGGCCACCGCCCAGACCGCGGGCGAGGCCCTGGCGGCCGCCGCTCCAACCTCGGGCACGCTCGACGCCTCAGGGGTCACCCTGGCGCCCGGCGAGAGCGTCAAGGTGGAGGCCGAGACCCCGACGCAAAGCGAGGACGGCGAGCTTCCGCCCGAGCTGAAGGTTGAGAAGTGACCGACGCCACCCAACTCCTAGAGGTCGCCGCCGGCTTACGCGCCCAGGCGAGCGCGCTAGAGGCCTTCGCCGCCCGACTTGAGGCCGGTGGCCCGCCGGCGCCGCCAAGGCCCTCTGCGCCCACGCCTGCGGACTGGATAGCCAAGGATGGCGCAGGGCTCCAGACCCTCGCCCCGTTCACCACCGCCCTGGCGGCGTCTCGCGTGGTGTTCGGCGGCAAGTTGCTCGATGACCAGCGCGCCGGCTGTCTGCGGCTGTGCGTCGCCGGCGCGGGCTTCCTGCCGCTGGGTTGGATGGCCTATGTGCTGGCCACCGGCTACCACGAGACCGGCCACCTGATGGTCCCGGTGCACGAGAAGGGCGGCGACGCCTACCTGTCGAAATACGACACCGGCCGGCTCGCCGAGGCGCTGGGCAACACCCCGCAGGCCGATGGCGACGGGATCAAGTGGGCCGGGCGCGGCGACGTCCAATTGACCGGCGCGAGACTGTACCAGCGCGCCGACGCCAAGCTGGCCGCCCTGAAGCTGATCAAGCCCGGCGACCTCCTGGCGGACCCCGACCTCGCGTTGCGCCCCGACCTGTCGGCGGAGATCATCGTCCAGGGGATGCGCGAGGGCTGGTTTACGGGGAAGAAGCTCAACGATTACGTCCGGTCGAAAGGCGACCTGACCCAATTCACCAACGCGCGGCGGATCGTCAACGGCACAGACCGGGCGGCTGATATCGCCGCCTACGCCGTAGCCTTCCAAGACGCGCTCACCGCTGGAGGCTGGCTATGATCACGTTCATCGCATCGTTCATTCCGGGGCTTGGTCCCTTCATGGTCTGGGCGGGCCGCAACAAGACGCTGGCGCGGGTGATCGACGCCGCCGCCGCGGTGCTGTTGGTCCTGCTGCTGCTGTGGTTCGTCCATCACCAAGGCGTCATGGGCGAGCGCCACCGCTGGGAGGCCAAGGCCAAGGCCGAAGCCGCCGCGCTCCAGGTCGCCAAATCCAAGGCTGACGCCCTGGCGCTCTCGCAGAAATCCACCGACGCCGCCGCCGTGGCGGCCCAACAGGAGGCCAGGACCAATGCCTATGCGTCACTTCCGGATGGCAAGCCTAGCGCTGTGCGCAACGCTCTCGCTTGCCAGCGCTTGCGCATCGCCCACCCCGGCCGTCTCGTTCCCGGCTGCAAGTGAGCTGCGGCCGCCGGACAAACCGATCCCTGGCGATGATATCGCCACCTCGGATATCGCCGGGGCGGACTATGACAACGCCCTGGAGGCCTGGGGCGACGCCGAGTGGCGCCAGATCGGCCGGCTTTGTCGGTGGGCGGGCAGCATGGGGGCCAAGGGGCTCGACTGTCCGCCCCCGCCGGACCCTGGGCGAGCGCCCTAACCTCGGCGGTCGCGGAAGGAATTGCGCGACTGCATAGGGCGGTGCTGCTTTCCAAAGCCGCGGCCCGCAAGCTTACGGCCCCCGCTGCGCATCGTCGGCGGGGGCCGTTCTACGTCCAGGCTCATTTTCGCCTGCCGCTTGGTCTTGGCGAGGCGTGTCGGGTCGGCGCCGCGGGCGTTCTTCGCCTTGGCGCACGCGGCGCACCACGCTTGCACGTTCGGCCCGTCGTCATCCAGATCGGGGCGCATCCAGAACAGTTCGACGTGCTCATAGATCACGCCGGGACCTTCCAGCGGGACCGCCGCGCCGCAGCCATTCCCGCAACGCGTCGGGCCGTCCGCGATCCCCAGGCGCGCGCGTTGGCAGTCGTGAATGCGCCGCTTGCGGGCCGGGGTCATCGGCCGGCGCCGGGGCTTGTCGTTCATATCGGCGATCCGGCGGCTCGCGTGATCGCCTGACGCTTCATGCGCCGCCAGATCAGCCTTTCAAGACGCCGGTATCGCTCACCATTCCCGCGCCGGCGCCGGGCCAGGGCCCGCAGTCGCTTTAACTCCCGATCCACGAGCCGCCAGTGCTTGGCGCAAAGGAATTCCCACCCAGGCGGAAATGTCGTGCTCCCGCAGCGGCAGAACGGCACGGCGCAGGCGATGCGCGGATGGCGAGCTGTGACGCTCATATCAGGCGGTTGGACTGCTGAAGGCCTCGGAGGGTCTCGGCGATGTCCTCCATGGCGCGGGTCTCGCGATCTGCGAGCGCCTGGGTCATCTGGCCGTTGGCGACGCGGCGAGGGTAGACGTGAAGCCGCAACCGCAACTCACGCTCGGCGGCCTTGACCATGTCGTCCATGGAGGTGCGGGGGCGGTCGGCGCTCATGCCCGGCCGCCTTCGCCATTCAGAAGCGACTGGATCACCTCGGCGTTGCCCTGCTCGATGTTCTCCGACACGAGGTGCATGACCTGGGCGGGGGTGTATTTCGTCTGGTCTTGCAGCGCGATGAGTTGGCCAAGGAAGTGCGAGACCACGGCGCACATTTCGATGGCGTCAAGGTGCTGATGCTCTCGCAATGCGTCCTCCAGCGTCTTGCGGGCGGCCAACTGGCCGGGGGTTGGCTTGGTGATCTTCACTGGCGTTGCTCCTGGGCTCTCGGGTGGAAGGGCGGCGAACGCATCTGAAGTAGCCAAATCATGGCTTCGGCCTGCTAAGGACTTACGCCCGAAACCGGGTCCGCCTGTCAGCACTGGCCTTGTGATGCGCGCCGCCCTTCCCCGGAGAGCCCCGGCCCGAAGGCCGAGGCTCATGATATCAGCTCGGCGCAGCGCACTTGGCGCGCGCGGTGGCGCGGGCTTGCAGCGTGTCGCGGCTGGCCTGGGGCATCTTCTCCCAGATCGCTTGGTTGCGCAGCACGTCCAGCGTCCCGATTGCAGCCTCGGCGCCATCCTTGCCGTACTGCGTGGCCAACCAGATCCCGAAGGCGCTGGGGTCGGTGGCGTGGTCGACCGGGTCCTTGTGCTCGGCCTTGACGCGGAGCACCTGTTCCCAGACGGCGCGGCGCAGGTCGTCCTTATCGGCCTCGCTGGCGGCCATCCAATCGGTCGTCCGGTTCATCTCCGCCCAGGCGGCCTTGATTTCCGCCCAGGAGGTCATCCGCGACATCCGGCCCAACAGGGTCGTGTCCTCGCCAGCGTCCGACGCCGCCCCGGTGCTTCCAGGGGAAGAGTTCGCCGCCGCTGTAGCGGAAGGCGCAGGGGTGGCAGAGGCCGACGAAGCCGGTTCGGCCGCCACAGTCTGGGCACCATCCGTCACGGTAGCGTCCGCCGGCGAAGTAGGGTTTTCGTCGGCCTCGGGCGCCTCGGCGTGGATCGCATAGGCCTTCAGCTTGGAGACGTCCTTGGCGGTGCTGAAGCGCGCGCCGTCCTTGTAGACGCAGCGCCGGCCCTCGGGGTTGGTCCCTTCGCCGCCGATGACGTATTTCTCGCCAGCTTCCGCGTGGCCCATGGTGATGGCCTCGCCGTTTTCCTCGGCGGCGGCGAGGCGTGAGGCGATCACCTCCACCTCCTCGTCCAGCGGGGAGATCGTCGCCAACTGTGCGGCCGCCGCCATCACGTCGGCGGAGAACACGCCCTCTTCCTCGTCTTCCTCCATGTCGTGGCCGATTTGCGCCTCGTCGGCGGCGTTTGCGCCCTCGGCGGCTACGTCAGCGCCCTTGTCCTCAAACTGGGCGTCCAGCACCTCGCCAGTCTCGGGGTTGTGCGGGACCTCCTCGGCCATGGCGCCGCCATTCAGGCTCTCGGCGATCCCCTCGCGGTTGAAGCCCTCGGCGCCATGTTCGCCGCCGTGGGTCTCATTGGAGAGCTTGGCGGCCAGATCGCGCTTCGGCTTGGGGCCGCGCACGGTCGGCTCGATGGGGTCAAGATCCTCGTCCGCATCGCTGTAGAAGCCCAGGACCGCGCCCGGCTCATAGGCCCGCGCCCATTCCGGCGCGCCGCGATAGCGCAATTGCCGGCGCCAGTTGCCTTGCGCCGTCCAGGGCGAGCCCTTGCGATCGGTCTTCCAGAGCCCCACCGACCCGTCCACGAAGCGCTCGGGGTCGTCGGGATCGGAGACCCGCACCGCCAGCCGCTCGCCGACGTTATGGAAGAAGGCCGGATCCGCGATGAACAACGGCTTGCCGTCGAGACCCACCATTTGCTCGCCGGCCGGATCGAGCTGCGGGATCATCGGCGGGAACTCGATGTGGTCGGTGTCCCAGACGCCAAAGGTGAAGCGCAGCACCACGCCGGTGCGGGCGCGGATGATGGCGTTGACCACCTTGCCCTCCAGATGGAGCTTACGGGAGATGATCGAACAGCCCTGAAGGAACATCAAAGGGTTCGCGGCGCACTCGCGGGCGAGGTTGGCGATCATCACCATGCGGGCGACGACGGTATGGTCGGCGGCGGGCTGGTCTCCGTCCTTGAAGATGGTCTCGCTCGCCAAGCCGCTGTCCGCCATCAGGCGACCCACCCGGCCCATGTGATCGAGGGCGGCGGTGTCCCAGATCGCCACGTCTGACGTCGAGATGAGGCGCGGCGGCTTCGGCTTGGGGTCGACCACGGAAACGGCGGTCGACTGGGGTTCTGCGGTGGTGCTGGCGTTGTCGGTTTCGGACATTTCGGCTCCTGTTAGGTGATATCAGATATTAAACGATGACCTCGTCAGCGTCATCCAGGGACGGCGCGGCGAGGGCTTTGGCGGTGGTGGAAGCGCGGGCGGCCATGGCTTTCAGCGTGGCGTCGCGCGGCTGGCGGTCGCGGAGCTTCGGGAGCATCCCGTTCTCCGCCTCATAGGCGAATTGGGCGCGCTTCCACGCCGGCATCCCGCCTTCGCGTTCGTCGTCGTCGTACCCGTGCCAATCGCCGCTTTCCAGACAGGCGGCGAACTTGTCGAGCGCGCGGCGGGCGTAGGCGCGGCCCCACTCGATATCGCACGACGGCAGCGGCTTGAGGTTGATGCACCACGGGTCAGACTTCTCGATGAAGACCAGAACATGGTCCGTGGCTTCGAAGCCCGCGACCTGCCACAGCGCCTCGTCAATGATCGCCATCTGCCCGAAGTAGCCATATTCACCGATGGCGGTTTCGCACTTTTTGCGGGTCGCCTCGGCGATGGTCTTCAGGTCGGGGATCATCGCCGACGACAGCGGGATGACGTCGGGGCGCGCCTTCACCCAAAGTCCGGTCACGGGGTCCTGATAGACCACCGTCATCTCGACCAGCCCCTTCAGAATGCCGGCCTGGATGGTCGGGTGCTCGTTCAGGCTGTCGGCGACGCCCTGGATGGTGTCGATGTCCTCGGCGGTCAGAACGCCCATGCCGAGCCGCATTTGCTCAGCGCGCCATTCCTTGGCTTCCTTGGTCCGCCAGCTATCCCATTTCGCCGGCCGGACGCAGAAGTGTTTGGCGAACTGGGCCTCGCCGCCCGCAAGGTGGTGGATCGCCCGGCCGAGCGCGAGGTGGGGCTTTTCCTCGGGCTCTTTGCGGTTCGGGTTGCCGTACCACTCCCGCCATGCGTGGCGCGGGCTCTTGCTGTCCAGGCGCCACAGCGTCGAGTGGCTGACGCTCGGGCCGATACAGAGGTCGTCGTGATAGACCCCCATGGGGACATTCGAATAAATGCCCGGCCGGGCGATCTTCTCGCCCTTCCAGGCGGTGACGAGACGGCGCAAATCGACCGGCGCCGGAATGATATCGCTCATGTGTGGTCCTCGAAACCGGCTGGCGTCCGGCGAGGCCCATATGGCCGCAATGCGTGATATCACGCAAGCGCTAATTGGGCGGCGATATCACCCAAGCGGGGATGACGTCGAAACGCGGGTCGCTGGCCTGGATCGCCCAGCGCAGGGCCTCGCGCACGGCGGCGGTCATCGGCACCGGCGCGCCGTCGTCCAACACGATGCGGTCCACGAACACCGCAGGCGCGTGGGCCGGGTTGTCGTCCTCGACGCAGAGGAGGCCCGGCCACACGCGAAACTCCGCCCAGGCCTCGCCCAGGCCGTCCGGCCGCGCGATGCGGAGACGTTCGGTCGGAAGGTAGGGCGCAACCGGCATCAGACAATCACCTCGTCGTCGTCAAGCTCTGGAGAGCCCGACAATGCGGCCTTTTTGCGGGGCGGCGGCCGCGCCGGCTTCGCGGCCTCGCACTTCAGCCAGAAGGCCGAGAGCTTGGCCCGCGCCTCCTCCTGGCTGGGCGCGGCGCAGGTCCAGTGCTTGCCGGGCCCATCCTGCGACATCCAAGCCACGGCGCGCAGATGCGCCGGCGCGGTCGCGTCTTCGGCGGAATAGATCGGGGGCAGGCTCAAACGATCACCTCGTCATCTGGAGCGGCGGAGAGTTGCACAATGTGGCGATAGACCCGCAGGCAAGCCCGCACGTCCACGAGCGCGTCGTGCGCTCCCACCAAGGTCTCCTGAAAGAAAAACTCGATGCACTCCGAGAGCTTCGGGGGCTTCGGCTTTTTGAACCCGGCGGCGACCATCTTCGGCGTCGGCGGCAGGTTCACGAGCGGCGTAGCAGCGTTTAGCGTGCAAAAGCTGTCGGGCTTTCGCGCGTCCAGTTTGTCCTTCGCCCAGCCGGCGCGGAGCATGGCGATCCGCATGATGCGCAGGTCAAACTTGACGTTGTGAGCCACCACCGTGGCGCCGGTCCCGTAGAGCAGTTGCGCATAGAGTGCGGTCGCGACCTTCTCGGGCACACCCAGGCGCTCGGCCATCTCCGTCGTAATCCCATGAATTTTCGCGACATCATCGGGGATCACCCAGCCGTCTGGGCGCACGATAAGCGACACGCTGGCGCGTTCGGTCAGATCGTCATCGAGAAGGATCATCGCCAGTTGCACGAGGTGCGGCTGATGCTTGGCGTCAGACGGCGCGCCCCAATCAGGGAGGCCGGTGGTTTCGGTGTCGAAAGCCAGGATCAAACTATCACCTCGTCGTCGGGATCAGTGGAAGCGGGAAGGCGAGCGGCCATATGGGCCATGGCGAGGTCGGCCCTGAAGTTGGGCCGCGGCGCCGGCTTGGTTCCCGGCCCCTTCAGCTCGCCGTCTTCCAGCACGAAGCCGACGTCGCCAGTGTTGGAGACGACTTCTAGCCAAACCTGCAAATCCAGGCGCTCGGCGATCCGCTCCAGCGCCGCCATGGCGTCCTCGTCCAGCAACGACCCGTCGCGGATGCGGACCACCCGCAAGGTCGGGTTCAGCAAGCCCGCCACCGCCACCGCGGCTTCCAACTGCTCAGCGTCGGACGCCATCGAGAAGGCGTGGCCGTTGAGCATCAGCCGGCCGGCGGCGAAGGTCAGGCCGGGCACGCGGTCGACCGCCTTGGCCACCGCCGCCGCGTTGGCCGCGTCGCGGGCTTCAATCGCCTTGGTCAGGGCGAGCGCCTTAGTTTCCGCCGCTGCGGCTTCGGTGGCGAGCGCGATCTTGCGGGCGGCCTTGTCCGCCACCTCGTTCTTGGTGCGGGCTTCGGTCAGTCTGGCGCGGATGGCTAGAATGTCCTTGGGCTCGGCGAGCGGTTCGGCGGTGGCGAGTTTGGCTTCAATGGTCGCCAACTTTTCCTCGGCATAGGCCAGCCGGTCCCGAAGCTCCAAGACCTCGGCGGTGAGCTGCTCGGCCTGCGCCCGCGCCGCCGACCGGTTGGCTTTGCGGGTCTCAATCTCGGCGTTGAACTGCGCCGCGCCGGCCAACTCGTCCTCCAGCTCTTGGAAGGCGATGCGGGCGGGGACCGGGCCCGGCGGGAGAATGACCGCCTCGGCCTGACTGCGCAGACGCTTGGCCTCGGCGTTGACCAAGGTGCGGGCGTCGTAATCCTTGGCGCGGGCGGCCTTCTCGGCGTCAAAGTCGACCTCGGGCACGAGCGGCCGCAGCATCTTCAGCTTGTCGTCGTCGTCGGCCCGGCTGAACGACAGCGGATCGAAAGCGATCTTGCCAAGGATGGCGTTCAAGGCGTCTTGCGGCGACTTCACCTTGGCCCCGGCGCCGGTGCGGACATCGAAGCTCGACGTCCAGCCGCGCGGCTCCTCGGGGTCGACGGTGAACGTCCGCGTGACGATCATCTCCACCTCTTCGCCGCCCAGCTCCAAGCGGACCCGCGAGCGCTCGCAACCCTCGTGGATCGGCTCAGCCGGCGCGGCGGACAGGCCTTGCAAGGCGGTGGAGATGGCGTTCAGCGCACTGCTCTTGCCCTGACGATTTCGCCCAGACAGGACCACGAGCCCCTTATCTGGCCGGATCGTCACGACCTTGAGCTTGGCGAAATTCTCCGCCGAAAATTCGATGATGCGCATGATGTCCCTCTGGGCGGCCTGACTGGCGTTCGGCTCGCGTGATATCACACCCTATCCCCAAGTGATATCGCGTCGCAAGCCCTCTCGACTTGTCCCGAAGCACGCGCGGGGACAGGGTGGCTCAACGCTCGGCGATATCACGGGCGGAACGCCAATCACGAGGACAGAGACACAGCATGGCCGGGAAGATCACCGGAGGCGGCGCCCGTGGCGCCAAGGGCGCGGGCAAGGGCGGCAACGGCCGGACCCTGACCGTGGTCGACAACATGAGCCCCGAAGACAAGCTCAAGGCCGCGTTCGCCGAAAAGAAGGCTCGCGAGGAGGCCGAGACTATCCAGCTCATGAGCGTGGTGGCCAGGGTCAAACAGGCGCTCCCCGAGGTTGAGGCCGCGCGGGTGGTGCTGAAGGCCGCCCAGGACAAGGTCAACTCCATTCTGCTGTCCGCGAAGGCGCAGTCGAAAGAGTTCGAACGCGGCCGCATCATGGACCTCGTCAAGGACAGCTCGCCCTCCGAGCGACGCAACGTCCAGCACAACGAAGCCGTGCGCGCCCGCTTCCGCCGCGCCATGGGCCTGCCGGTGGGTGATATCTCCCAGGAGGAATTGGAGCTGCACCACCGCCTCCCGCCGGTGGAACAGGACGGCCAGTATTGGGAAGGCGTCGGCTACACGGACGGCGTCAGCGGCGCGGACAAGGATGCGCCGCTGGAGTGCGTCAAGGCCGGGCACGGAAACCGCTATGAGACCGGGTGGACCAACGGCCAGAAAATCCTCGCCCTGGCGATGACCAAGACCAAGGCGCCGGTGGCCGCCCCGGTTGAGCCCGAGGAGACCGAGGTGGAGCGCCGGGTGCGCGAGAAGCGCGAGGAGAAAATCGGCAAGGAAGCCCTGGCGAAAATCGGCCTGGGCGAAGACGGCCAGCCGACCCTTGAAGGCCTGATCGCCAAGCGCGACCAGATCGTCGCCGAGGGCGGGACCGCCCCGCCGCACATCCTGACCGCCATCACCAAGCTCCAGGCGGCAGCGGACTTCGCAGCCGACAACCCGGCCAGCGACGGCTTCGAAGCCACCCCCGAGGAACTGGCGGCGCAAACCACCCGCGCCGCGGTCCAGGCGGCCAAGGAAGCCGACCCGGACGTCATCGTCTAATGGCGTGCGTCCTGGCCTTCGACCTCGCCCCCGGCTCGTCGGGATACTGCGTTGGCGATGGCCAGGGCGTGCCCACCGCCGGCGCCTGGAGGTTTCCGCCGCTCGGCGACGACCTCGGCGCCCTGGCGGCGCATATGCAGGATCAGGCCGGCGCGCTGATCCGCGAGCATCAGCCCGACCTCGTGGCCTATGAGGCGCCCATTCTGGTGACCAAGGGCCGCCATGGCGGGAGATCCGACACCCTGGCCGACCTGCGCCGCATCTATGGCCTGGGCGTGGTGCTGGAGCTGACCTGCGTCCGCTTCGGCGTGCGGGTGGCCGAGGTCGACTTGCGGCGGGTGAAAAAGGTCATGACCGGCGACCATCAGGCCACAAAGTCGCAGGTCGTTCGTGCAGCGATGGGTTTAGGCATTCCCTTGCCCACAACCAAGGATGAGGGGCGAGAGGACGCCGCCGACGCGGTGGGCGTCTGGATGATCGGGCTCAGTGAGGTTGACGGATCGGCCGCCGCCCCCTGGCTCGCAAGGCTGGGGGGCCTGTTGCTTTGAGAATTCAGGGGATTTGCCAATGGCCGAAGGGCACGATGGGCGAGAAGGATTTTAGGCTCTGCGGCCAAGCGGCGCTGCGGGCGCCCTACTGCGAGGCCTGTCGGGAGGAATATAAGCCGTTCCGGCCGATTGATCCCGACCTGAACCGGGCGTTCTTCGCGGGCGTGCTGCGGGCGGCGGAGCGGTAGGGGAGGGGGCGACCCGAACGCCAGAACGGGCCGCCCCAGGCTCGGCGTCCGCGAGGACGAACGCCAGCAACCCACGCCCTTTAGGTGTCAGCTTCCGGCGCGATCCGCAACCCAGCCGCGACATTGGCGCTCATGGGGCAAAAATGCGGCGGCTTAACCTTGATGCGTCAATTGATCAGATGCACAGTGACGGCGGACGCGGGTTTCCCGACCCGCGCCCGCAACATCAGCCTCCTCTCGGAAAGGATCGGCCAATGCTCACGGCCCAACATAGCCGCGCGCCATCACTCGTACCACTCCAGCCCGGCGACACGCTGGGGATGGTTTCAAACGCCCCACCACCTCTTTTGTTATTCGGCGACGTCGATTTCGGACAGGCGCCGGCCCGGCCGCACGCCCCGGCGCCGCGCAACCACAATCACCCGCCAGAGCTGATCGAAGACGAGCCCTGGGAGCTACCGTTGGGCGCGCCGGTCTTCGGCACCGACCTCAAGGGCATGTTCCGCGAGGTCTGTTGGCGCCGCGGCCTGCGCCCCTCGCAAGTCGCCCTCGACATCCGCACCCGGCCGCTCTCGCGCGCCCGCTGGGAATATTTCACCATCGCCCGCGAGGTTCGCCGCGCCGATGGTTCGCGCCGCTACAGCCTGCCGATGATCGGGGCGTCCCTGGTCCGCTTCGGCCGCCCACTCCCGATGGACCACACGTCGGTCATGCACGGGCTGCGCGAATATAAGAAGCTTCTCGCCCAGGGGATCGCATGAGCCAGAGCGCGCGGATCTACGTCCTTTCGGACCTGGATGACCCAAAGCTGATAAAAATCGGCATCTCTCAGGACCCCACAACCCGCTGCAAGGTCCTTAGCGCACAGTCCAACCGCAGCCTTCGCGTCTCTTATTGGACCCTGTTCTATCCTCGCCCCATGTCCTTCCGGGTTGAGCAACGTTCTCATGAGCGCCTGAGAATGTATCGGGCGCCAGGGTCTGGCCCCACCGACGAGTGGTTTCGATGCGGTGTTAACGTCGCCGAAGAGATCGTTAGGGACCGCCTTTACAGCTACATGTCAGAAGTAGGTTACACATGAGCTTCAAAGCCACCGCTTGGGCTTGGGGCCAAACCGAGCGTGTCGAGAACGGCAACCATCTGCTCGTGTTGCTGGCGCTGGCTGACCTCGCCAGACCTCGGGAGGTCAGGCATTCGGCCAGATGGGTCGCCAAGATGATCCACCGGACAGAGCGTCACGTTCGATCAGCTATCGCCGCTCTGGAAGGCCTGGGCTTGATCACCACCAAATCGAGGCCGGGGTTCAGCGATATCATTCGATTGGAAATACCGGCCGAATTCATGGTCAAGATGGACCCTGACGATGACGAGGATCTGGAGGCTGGAAGGCGCGGAAGGCCGCGAAAATCCCCGGAACGCGGAGACGAAGAAACCCCGGAACGCCAAACAAACGCCGGAACCGAAAGACATAAACCCCTCACTCCACGTTCCGCCGTACCTATAGAGCTACCTATAGATTTAGATGGATTGAAGGAGTTAGCGCGGGCGACCGACGACCGGCCCTTGGTCGAAAAGTGCGCGGCGGTCTATCGTGATATCGCCGATCGCTGGCCGCACTGGGGGGCGCTTAAGATCCTCAACGATAGTCGGCGGAAAGCCATCCCGCTCCGGGTTCGGGATGCTGGCGGGTTTGACGCGTGGCGTGATATCATGATATCAGCGGAAACGTCGGCGTTCCTCACCGGGAAGACGGGTGCGAACTTCTCGCCGACCTTTGACTTTTTCCTGCAACAGTCCTCGTTCACGAAGCTTCACGAGGGCTTCTACCACCGGGAGCGCCAGAGTGGATCGCCAGCAACTGACCCTCGCGGGGACGCACGCGCCGCCAGCGCTGATCGACGGACGTCTAACCTCGTCGCCGGCTTTGCACTCGCTGCTGACCGAGCCCAGCGGAGCCGTGGGGCAGCGTGAGAACGGCCAGATCATCGCCCAGATTGCGCGGGCCCCGAAGCTGAAGGAGGAGGCCGCTTCCGCGCTCCCGGCGCTGGAGGCGGCCTTGTCCGGCCACGCGACGCCGCAGGATATCCTGATCGTCATGGCCGCCAAGGGGCCGGCGTACGGGCTGGACTTTCAGGACAAGAGCCCCGAGGCCTGGGCGTTGATGGCCGCGCCCTATCTGGCGCTGCTGACCGAGTTTTCGGCTGATATCATCGAGGCTGGGTTTCTGGCCTGGGACCGCGGCGAGGTGGTGACCGACGCCATGGCGCGGAGCTTCTACCCCCGGCCGGCGCAGCTCTATGACGGGTGCGTCAAGGCCAAGGTCGCCCTGGCGTCGATGCGCTGGCGCTGCAAGCGGGCCGCCGAGTGGGGCCCGCCCAAGCCTGCCGAGCCCATCAAGCGGATGACGCGGGCGGAGATGGTGGCGGCCGGCTACATGACCGAGGATGGCCGGGTGGTCGGGCTGGGCAGCGGCCTGAAGGCCATGCCGGCGGGGTCGATCAAGCCCCATCATGGCACGCCCCAACAGGTCGCCGAGACCCTGCGGCGTTCGACCGACGCGGCCCGCTCGGCCGGGGTTCCGATCAATCGCCCGGCGCCGCCGGCTGTCGACCTGGATGACGAGGTCATCGTCTGATCGACACAACCGGTTGCGGGGCGCGGGGGCGAGACCTCCACATGTAGGACGGGCGCGCGGTCCTGGCCCATTGGAAAGCGGGACCGTTCGGGTGATACACGGGGGAGAACCCCGGAGCCCCCGACATGTCCGCCATCCCTCCCGTCGCCCAGAACAACGCCGGCCAGATGGTCGACGCGCAACCGAGCTATGACGCGGGGAAAACCTATCCGCTGGTCAAGGCCTACACGGGGTCGACCACGTCGCCCATCACGCCGAACATCCTCAACGGCGCCTATGTTCTGTCCTACAGCGCCAGCAATTGGGGAACCCGCCAAGCCGTTCTGGAAGCGCTGGACCCGGACGGCGCAACGTGGATCACAGTTGCGACGCTGACCGCCAACGGCTCGCAGGGGGCTATCGTCGGCGAAGGCGCATCGCTCCGCGTCCGGTTCGCCGGCACGGGCAATATCACGGGCTTTAACGCCAACCTCGCCAAGACCGCTGCGGCGCCGGCGGGGTCGATCTTCATCCCCGGTCAGGCCCCGACCGCCCAGGCGTTGGGCGTCTTCGGCTCGCCGGTCACCACCGCCCAGGCGGGCGCGAACTATGACGGCTTCCAGATCGTCGGCACCGGCGGCTCCGGTCAGTTCGCCTATTCGGTGTTCGCCGGCTTGGTCCCTGGCGTGACGATTGACGTCAATACCGGCCTCTATTCCGGCCTGCCGACCACGCCGGGCGACTATGCGGGGATCATCCTCCAGGTCCGCGACAAGATCACCGGCGCCATCCAGAAGCTCCCGGCCTTCACCCTGAAGGTCGCCGCCGCCTCCTCCACCCTGTCCATCACCTCGACCCCGGCGCCGGCTACGACCGTCGTCCAGGGCCGCGTCCTGCCGACTGGCGACCTGGAGGCCTTCGGCGGGACCGGCGGGCCCTACACCTACGACGTGGCCAGCGGCACGCCGCCGGCGGGCTTCGCAGTCAACGCCATCTCGGGCCTGTTCGGTGGTTCGATCATCACCGCCCCGCCCGGCGCTTATAACGGCATCGTCCTGCGGGCCTCGGACGGGGTCAATACGCCGGCCCTGTTGGCGGCCTTCAACATCACCGTCACCGCCGCGCTCAGCATGACCCCGACCGTGGTGACCTCGGCCACCCAGGGCTCGGCCTATGCGGGCTCCTCGTTCGCCGCCGCCGGCGGCTCGGGCGGCTACACCTGGAGCCTCGCGCCGGACAGCGCCGCGCTTCCGCCGGGCATCACCCGGAGCACCAACACCTTAGGCGGAACCCCGACCACCGCGGGCTCCTATCCGGGGATCAAGATGCGGGCGACGGACAGCGCCGGGTTCTTCATCGACAGCGCGCCGTTCACCATCGACGTCGCCGCCGCCGCCGGGACCATCGGGGGCTATTCGATCAACGATGTTGGCGCCGGCCTTTATGCGGGCTTCCAATTCGACTTCGGGACCGACTTCAGCGCCGCCCCGCCCCGCTGGCACCCGAACGAGGCGCCCAACGCGGCCTGGAAGACCGGCCCCATTCATGTGCCGTGGATGGGCCTGGACCCGTCCGGCGGCTGGTCGATGGGGATGGACCAATATTGGCGCGGGGCGCGGAGCCAGTCGCCGACCGCCTTCGGCCTCGACACCATCACCGCGAACGGCGGCGGCAACGGCTGCAACTTCAACATCCGCGAGCCTGACAGCGTTCTACTCCCGACGCTTCCGACGACCTTCTCGCTTTGCCCTGGCGGCAAGCCCTCGCTGTTGGCCGGCATGATCTACTCCGCGCCCGGCTATGTGCTGTCGGCCAAGGGCGACTTCATCGTGGAGTGCAAGTTCCAGTCCCCGGCCGGATCGCTGGTCGGCTACTGGTCTTCGTTCCTCTGGACCTCGGCGCAGTTCTGGCCGGACGGCGGCGAGCTGGACGTTCCCGAAATCTTCAAGGGCCAACCCGCCGACACCCCGACGCGCACGCTCGGACAGACCTTCATCCGGGTGAACTCGATCATCAACGGCGTCGACGGCGGCGGCGCGGGCTCGGAAACCCCCTACTTCCTCGATATCCGCGACGACCGCCCCTATTGGTTCATGGCGAAGAAGACCGCCACGAAGATCGAATTCTACGATGACTTCGATGTTCAGGGCGTGCTCGCCAAGCGCGGCGAGGCGGTCAACAACATCGGCCGCTTCAAGGGCGCGCATGACCTGCGCCTGGGCGCCGGAGCCGGCCCCTACGGCCAGTCCGGCATGTCCGCGCGGGCCTTCAACGCCATCGAATGGCCGTCCGACACCAAGCTGCTCATGGTCCGCTCGTGGTCGCCGCAAGGCTCGCCGCGCAACCTCGCCACCGTCGACCTCGGCACGGTCGCGGCCGTGGCGGGGACGCCCATCACGCCTTGGGTCCTGCCCGGCACGGTGTGGAACGGCGGTTCGGTCCCTGACGTCGTGGAGGTGGTCGGCGGCTTCTACGGCTACGACAGCCCCGGCGCCCTGACCCGCAACGCCACCACCAAGCTCCCCGGCGGCATGACGTACAACGCGGCCACCAAGACGGTCTCTTGGACCCCGCCGGCCACCGAAGGCGGCACGGTCTGCGTCTACTTCCTCGGCAGCTTCAACGCCGGCGGCGCTGGCCGGCGCGCGCGGCTGACCTTCAAGGTGGCCCCGGTCAAACAGGCCTCGTTCCCGTCCGTGATCGGCGTCAACGCCAACGGATCGCTCAACCAGACCGTGGCCTATACCGATTTCCACTCCGGCGACCTGACCCACACCTATACGTCGGTGGCCTCCGACCAGAGCTGGGCAGTCGTCACCATGGGCGCGGGGAACCGCTCGTTCACCATCGCCGGCACCGCGCCGAACCTCACCCAGACCGTCAACGTGACGGGCTTCGCGACCAACGCCGCCGGCCAGTCGACGCCGTTCGCCATCGCAATCAACGTCTCGACCATCTGGACGCCGCTGTCCTGGTCCAACCTCAAGCATTGGTGGGACTTCACCGACACCACCAAGGTGTTCTCCGACACCGCCGGCGCCACGCCTGCGGTCCCGACCTCGGGCACGCAGACCATCGCCCTGGTCAAGGACAAGATGGGCGCGGCGGACCTCTCCAACGCGGTCTCGGCGTCGCGGCCGGTCTATAAGCTGGTCGGCGGCGTCCCCATGGGCGGGTTCACCAAGGCCACCCCGACCCACCTGGATGCGGTGTCATCCGTCTTCCAGACCGAACTTGGCGGGGTGAACAAGCCCTTCACCATGGTTCTGGCGATGACCCGCGGCGCGCCCGGCGTCAGCTCGCGGCCCATCGCCATCGGTCAGACCGGCTCGGGCTCGCCCATCCAGGTGTTCTTCGCCGCCAATGACGGCGTCGGGGTCTCGCGCACCGGCGGGGCCAACATCTCCTCGCCGGCGGCGGGCTTCACCGTCGATGAACCGCACGTCGTCACCATCGTGTTCGACGGGACCACGGTCAGCCTCTTCAAGGACGGCTACTTCCTGGCCTCGGGCAACGGCGCCTCCTCGACCTCGCAAACCCTGGGCCAACTGACCCTCGGGGCGATCAAGAACAGCGCCACGACCTGGGACAGCGTCTTCGGGTTTAGCGGGGCCATTGCGCAAGTCATGGTCTCGTCCGACGCCGTGCGCTCGCAGGACGTGCGCAACGCCGAGCGGATGATGATCGACGCGGTTGGGACCGTGAGCTATCTCCTGCAAGAGAAGTTCGCCACCCTCGACCTCTACAGCCCGACCAATCATGGCGGCTTCTGGCGCCCGGCGCCGACCTTCAACACCTCGGACGGCGTCTGGGGCTTGCCGGCCAGCCGCTCGCTTCCGTGGGAATGGCAGCTCTATTCCACCCAGGACAAGCAAGGTTATCAGCCGCTCTCGATTGTCCCTGGCGAAGGCCTGCGGATCACTGTCGGCGCGCTGACCGGGACCAACACCTATTTCCAAGGCGCCTACCCGAACGATCTGGGCAGCGGATTGCCACCGCCGGTGGTGGCCAACGGCGCGCTGTTCACCCGCGGCTCGGGGATGATCAATTCGCTCCCGAGCTTCGCCCAGAAGTATGGGACGTTCGAAGCCGAAATCTCCATGCCGGCGGTCTACCAGCCCGGCGGCCACCCGGCCTTCTGGCTCTATGATCAGGCGACCAGCAAGGAAATCGACATTGTCGAAATCCTCACCGACAACGACCGGCGGCTTGAATTCCATACGCCGGGCTATCTGGTCTCCGGCGCTGAGCCTCCGTCGATCACCGGCGCCTCGATTGTTGATATGCCGGTGGGCTGGGACAAGACCGAGTTCCACACCTATTCGCTCGTCTGGACCGCCACGACCGTCGAGTGGTTCGTGGACGGCGTTTCGATGCGCAAGATCGCCAACAACGGCTACCTGAACGTGCCGATGGTCGTGATCTTGAACTACGCCCTGCGCTCGCACTGGAACGACGAATACGCCACCCCGCCGCACGCCCCGGATGCGTCGGTCATCGGCAGCTTCCTGCGTTGCCGGCAAATCCGCGTCATCGCCCCGCCGGTCGCTTCGCTGTCGGGCCTGACTGTCTCGCCGGCCACCTTCACCCAGGGCGACGCCGAAGGGACCGTCATCGGCACCATCGGCGGCAAGACGGCGGGGTCCACCCTATCGGTCCCCACCGGCGAGACCCGCTACAAGATCAGCTCCGACCAGACCCAAGTCCTGGTCGGCCCTGGCGCGGCGACGGCCGGCAACTTCTCGGGGCCGATTGTCGAGACCCTCGTGGGCTCGCCGAACAGCCCGCGCACGACCACGGTCACCTTCACCGTCACCCCGTCGGCGGTGCTCCCGACCTTCGCTATCCAGGCCGAGACCCAGGCGGTGGTCACCGCCTACGCCGCCGCAAATGGCGGCACGGCGCCTTCGACCGCCATCCAATGGCACATGGACCGCCTCGTGCGGCGCCTGAAGGCCGCCGGGGTCTATGCGGACTTCGCCGCCGGCAAGCCCGCGGGCTTCTGGGAATGCAAGTTCGCGGTCAACAAGGCGCAGTCCAAAATCAACTGGATCAACCCCACCGGGGCGGTCCTGACGGAATATGGGACGGTGACTTTCACGGCCGGGACCGGCTGGTCTGGCTTCTCGTCGGTGATCTACCTCGGGACCGGCTTCAACCTGTCGCAGATCGACCCGAACAGCGCCTTCATGGGCGTCTATTCGAACACCACGGGGGCGACGGCGGTCAACGTCGACTGCGGCGCCCAGGATGTCAGCGCCAACGGTTTGCAAATCGTCTGCTGCGACACCGCGGTGCAGATGCGCACCCGGATGATGGGGGCCATCGTCACGGCCCCTTCGGTCGGCTACTTCAACGGCCAAGGCTGGTGTGCGGTCAGCCGCACCACGAGCGCCACCTTCATGGCCTCGCACCGCGGGCCGGTGGTCGACGGGGCGGTGTCGTCGGTCTCGGCGGCGATCACCTCGGCGGTTGAAATCGGCATCGGCCACGCGCCGGGCAACTCCACCGGATCGGCCCGAAGCCTGTCTTGCTTCCTGCTCTGCGCTGGCAAAACCCGCGCCCTGACGGAGGAGATCGGCGCGGCCATCGAAGACATCCACGGCCCGCAGACCTCGGGACGGCCGAACGTCTTCGAACCCGGCTATCAACCCGCGACGGTCACCGCTGATATCGTGGTCTACGGCCTGACCATGCCGGCGGTGATCGCGGCTTACGCGGCGAAGCGGAAGAACCCGGCGCTGTCCGTGGTGATCGTCGGGGACGAGGGGCAAACCCACCTCTGGCGCCTCGGCGGGCTCTTGGCGCAGGGCCTCGACCTGATGGACATCAACTACGCCAAGGCCACCGGCAACGTTTACGTGTCCGGCATCTTCAAGGACATGATCACCTGGATTAACGCCAACAAGTACGGCAACCGGACCAACTTCGATCCGACCGTTCAGAACGCCAGCGACCAGCAAACCGCCGTCGATGCGGAAAGCCGGCACTGGAACGCCATTGCGCGGCGGATGCTCGACCCGACCAAGACCACCGGCGCCATGCCGGGCAAGGACATTCCGATCTATCTTTCGGGCGGGATGAACGCGGTCACCAAGACCGGCACCAAGGTGACGAGCTTCACCACCGCGGACGGCCGCACCTTCAATTGCGGCTTCCTGATCGGCGCGGACTATATCGGCACGGCCCTGCCCTTGCTCAGCATCCCCTACCGCACCGGCATGGACGCCGCCGGGACGGGCTCGGAAGCCACGGCGGGCTATCGGCTCCCGTCCGTGCTCCCGAAGTACGGCTCGCCCTCCGCGGGCGTCGCCGGCACGACGTCGGTGACGGTCGACCCCTATGTGACGCCGGGGGTTTCGGCCTCGGGGCTGATCGCCAATGTCGTGGCGGCGCCGGCGCTGACGGTTGGCGCGGCTGACCCTGCCGTCCAGCCGATGACCATCCGCACGCCGATGACCACCGCTAAGACCCGGTGGGCCCCGACCGTGCGCGATGTTCCGCCGAACTACTCCGCCGCTAACTACGAGTTCACGGCGCGGGCCTATGCCGCGGCGGCGGCGCTCGGCACCACGCCCACCATCATGGACGTGATGAGCTTCGGGCAGATCTACACCGACGCCCTGGGCAACTATTACGACTGCAACAACAGCCCCTCGGGCCTCTCCAGCGACATGCCGCAATCCGGTCTGGCGCTGTCGGCGGCCGGCGGCAACCTGACCCAACGGACCCAGGTGTTCGCCAACGTCCACAACTTCGTCCTGGGGCTGATCTACTGGCACGCCAACAGCGGCGACAGCCGCATTCCCGCGGCGGTGGCCACGGCGATGGCCTCCACCTACTCCCTCGACGCCCTGCAAATGACGGAAGTCGAGCCAGGGACGGGGCGGCTGTGGTTCCCAGACCAGAACTATGTCCGCCAGCCGGTCTATCAGATGAAGAACGCCGGCTTCATGTTCGACGCCAACGACAGCAACATGGCGGACGGCTCGGCGCCGCGGTCGCTGAAGACCATCGGCTGTCACTCCTACCCGGCCGACAGCCACCTGTTGCGGGTCTGCGCCTACGACGACAGCACCGGGGCCGGCGTGCGGATCATGTTGCAAGGCGGGATCGGCGGCAGCTCCGGGGGGACCAACCAAATCATCCCCGAGCCCCTGGAGGCCTTCGTCCCCGATGCGGCGGTCTGCACCAACTACGCGACCCCGACCCATCCGAGCTTCTCCGCTCGGGCGTGGTCGTCCTACCGGATGGAGCCCGCCATGGGCGTCGCCGCGGAAAGCCTCGGGATCATCGCGGCGATGTCGGTCACCAACAACGTCGCCCCCCTCGCCCTGACCTATGGCGACACCTCGACGGCCGGAACCATCGCTTATGAACTGACCAATGCGGGCGACGTGACGCCGATCTATCTGCGGTCCACCAACTAGGACCGCGGTCAGGCTGTTTCGGCAGGGGTGGGCGGCCTATCATGGCGCGCTCACCCCACCCGAAAGGCCAGACCCATGGACGCCAGTCCCTTCGACGCGCTCACCAAATTACTCGCGGACCTGAAAGCCGCCGGCGGCGACACGGCCGCCGCCGAGCTGGCCTTGGCCGCCCTGCAGAAGGCTTGGCCGCCGGCCGATCCATTCGCCCCGGTCAACCGGCCCGGCGTCGGCAAGGAAGCCGACTTCATCTTCAAGCACACGACCAGCCCGTTTCGTGGGGTCATGGCGCGCTATAGCGAAGCCGAAGGCAATATCACCGGCCTGCTGGGCTATCCGACGAGCTTCGCCCTGTGCTTCGTCAATAACGAGCCGCTGCTGAACTGGGTCATCTGGAACGACCAGAAGGCGCACGCGGACTATCCGTTCGCCAACAACGCCCGCACCTTCCTCGGCAAGATCCGGGCCGGCGAACGCCCGATCATCGCGCTTCCGCTGAACAACCCGGTGGAGCGCTGGCCGAACGCCGAGACCCTGGCGGCGGCGCAAAAGAGCTGGGACGCGGCCAAGGCGGCCAATGATATCGCCAAGGTCGCGACGGTCTCGCTGCGCCCGGCCAACCGCCCGGCCTTCACCCTGCGGGAGCTGGCGCAAGGCCCGAACGGCCCGGCCAAGGCCTATTTCCCGCAGCTCCGCGCCTTGGTGCAAAGGCTGGTCGACAACCACATAGAGGCCGACTTCCGCAGCCAGGAACACACCGGCGATTGGTTCCCCAACAGCGCCAAGATCGGCGAGGCCGGGTGGTGGATTTTGGCGATGAACCACATCGGCGACACCATCCATTCCGTCATGCCGGGCGCCAAGATGATCTGGAACGCCGCACGTCAGGTCTCGGGCGGCATGGCGCCGCTGGAAGACAGCGTGTGGATTTCAGCGGCCGACGCGGCGGCGATGACCGCCACCGGCCTCGTGGGCGTGGTCAAGGCCGGCACGCCGCTCAATGTGAAGGTGGTCAGCAACGACCCCTATAACGGCTGCTACTCCAGGGCCTCGCAGGTCACCAACGAAATGACCCCGGCGCAGCGCGACGCCGTGCTGTCCGCCCGCTGGAAAGCCGAGGGCGGCCCGCTGTTCGACCGCATGGAGGCCATCGCCGCCAAGCTCGGGCCGGACGTCAAGCTGGGGATGATCGAATGGGGGACCGGCTGGGACGACAGGACCGGCATCCCGCGCGACGCCAAGGGCCTGCCCTTGCTCTACAACGGCAAGACCGGCGGCGATGACCCGGTCTACATCGACGGCATCTATCAGCGCGCCCTGAAATGGCGCAAGGCCGGCAAGCTCTATTGCCTGGGCTACTGGGACCGTTTCGCCTCCGACGCCGAGACCGCGCTGAGCTTCTCCAGCAACGTCGTCCACCGCACCGGCAAGACCCCGGCGCCGGCCGGCAAGATCGACATGCGTGAAAAGCCGCTGGCGGCAAAAGCCTTCGTGGAGCGCTTCGGGGAGCCATCCGTCCCCGCCTAGGCCTGCGACCTCTGATATCATCCGTCTTGCACGATATCGCGGATGGGTGATATCAGAGGGTCATGGCAAAGAAACCCACCCCCAAGGCCAAGCCCACCAAGTCGGCGAAGCCCGCCGTTGCCTTCACGGGTCAGCGGTTCGATATGACCAAGGTCCCGCTCGCCCAGCGCATCCCCAAGGCGATCTTGGACGCCCTGGACGCCCGCGTGGCGCGCGAGAAGATCGGCAGTCGGAACCACGGCTTCATCCTCGCGGCGATGGCCTGGGGCGACCTGACCGACGAGACCCGCGCGGCCATGCTGGCGCAGCTCGACGCCGAACCGGTCTCCATCGCCTCCAAGATCGGCGCGCCGCTGACCCCGGCCACGTCCGCGCCGGGCTCCCGGCTGGACAAGCTGTCGATCGGCAAGCGCCACGAGGCCAAGCCGAAGCCGGGCAAGAAACCCCCGGCGCCGGCGGTCAAGGACGACGACGAGGTGATTGTCTGATGTCGTCGCGCCGCGCGATCGCTGACGAGACCGCCGAGCGGGCCAAGCTGGCGGCGCTGGACACCGCCCAGGCGCTCACGGCCAACACCCACGGCCCGCGGTTCGCCGCGGTCGCCAGGGCGGCCCACGAGCGCCGCACGAAGAAAGGCAAGGGCCATGGCTGAGTTCGGTCGGACCCTCGGGGAAATCGCCGATGACGAGCCTGTGTTTGTGGTGCGGGCAAGGGACCGCGCGGCGCCGGCGTCTGTTCGGGCCTACGCCTCGGAAGCTGAGCGCCTGGGTGCGTCACCACGCCTCGTCGCCAGCGCGCGGGCTCATGCTGACGCTATGGAGCAATATCAGGCCGAGCACGGCTCGAAAATCCCCGACCTCTGAGGACCGCTACCCGATGAACGCCAGAGACCTCAGCAAGGCCCGCCTGGACCGCCTGACGGCTTTCGCGGTGTCCCAGGTCGGAACCGAGCTTGGCGCCGACCTCTCGGCCCTCCTCGGGGCCCTGGCGGAGGTCTCCAGTCCAATCAAGCGATGGGTGCATGTCCCGATGGACGATCAGGGCCGCCCGCGGCTGGACCGCATGACCGTGGGGTCCGACCATGAGGAGCTGGAGGGCTGGCGGGTGGTGGTCGGCGGCGAGGTCGTCTCCTGCGTCGACCGTGACAGCGTGACCCTTCGCAAAGCCGCCCAGACCGTGGACGCCGCCGTCCTGGCCTTCCGCGCCATCATCACCTCCAACCGTACAGCGTGACCCCGTGAAACTATCCCGCAAGGCCTTCGGCGCCGCCCTGATCAAGCACGACGGCAACGTCGCCGCTGTCGCCCGTGAGTACGGCATGGACCGGGTGGCGCTCTGGGAGCGGCTAAGGAAGGATGAGGGATTGCAAGCCGTGCTCGCCGCCGCCGAGGAAATCGACCTCAACGCGGCGCGCGGCAACATCTCCCAGGCGATCCACGCCGGCGACCTGCCGACCTCCCGGTGGTTTCTGGAGCGCAAGGGCAAGCACCTGGGCTTCGGGAACAGCATCGGCCTTCGCCTGACCGAGGCCGAGGCCGCCCAGCTCGTGGCCAACATGGACACCGACAAGCTCAAGGCCCTGGCTGAAGGCGGCTGATGTCCGTCCAGGTCGCCGACCTCCTCCAGCACCCCGCCAACCGCGCCAAGCTCGCCAAGGCCGCCGCCGCGCGCCTGCGGGAGATCGAGGGCCGAGAGCAAGCCGAGGAGGCCGAGCGGGCCGCGCGCGCCTCCCGGTCGGTCGACGCCAGCGAGGCGAAGTGGCGCGAGGCCGAGATGGCCAAATGCGCCGCCGACGTGGTCTATTTCTTCAACGCCTACCTCTGGACCTATGACCCCCGCCTCCTCCAGCAGATCGACCCTCTGACCGGAAAGCGCCGCATCCCCTTCGTTCAGTTCAAGCTCTGGACCGAACAGGAAGATTGGGTTCGCTGGGCGGCCAACCTCTGGGACACCGGCCAGGAGGGCATAACCGAGAAGTCGCGCGATACCGGGGTGTCGTACCTGTGTTGCGGCCTGGGCCTGCACCATTGGCTGTTTGTCGACGGCTTCAAGCTGGCGTTCGGCTCGCGCAAGGCCGAATACGTCGATGACAAGGACGACGCAGACAGCCTGTTCGAAAAGCTGCGGATCATGCTCCGCCGGCTCCCCGAATGGATGGTCCCCAAGGGCTTCAACTGGCGCGAGCACTCCTCGCTGATGAAGCTCACCAACCCGGCCAACGGGGCCTCCATCGGCGGCGAGGCCGGCAAGGAGATGGGCCGGGGCGGCCGCTCCACCGTCTATGTCTGGGATGAGACGGCGTTCAGCGAAGGCGCCGATGGGATCGAGCGGGCGATTTCCGCCAACACCGACGCCCTGATGATGGTCAGTTCGGCCAACGGCATGGGGAATTTGTTCTTCCGCAAGCGGATGAGCATGGACCCCGCCAGGGTCTTCCGGCTGCATTACAGCTCAGATCCCCGCAAGACGCCGGCGTGGGTCAAGGCGAAAAAAGAGAGCCTCAAGCACAACCCCACGGCCTGGGCGTCGGAATACGAGATCGACTATGCGGCCTCCCTGGAGGGCGTTTGCATCCCCGCCGCCTGGGTGCAGTCCGCCCAGCGCCTCGCCAAGCTCATTCGCCCGGCGCCGCGGCTCACCCCTTCGGTGGCGGGCCTGGACGTCGGGGCGGGCAAGGCCGTCTCCGTCTTCATCAGCCGCAACGGTCCGCGCGTGCGCCGCCCGGTCTCCAGGGGCGACCCCGACACCACCGGAACCGCGCTGTGGGCCCTGGCGCTGGCGGTGGAGCACGGTTGCGGCCGGCTGAACTACGACGCCCCCGGCGTGGGCGTGGGGGTGACATCGGGGCTCAAGCACGCCGAGAACAAGCCCGCTGACCTGACCGTCCGGCCGATCAACACCGGCAACCCGGCCCCGAAGAACAAGAAATGGCCCGACAAGCGGACCTCCTATGAGACGTTCGGCAACCTCAAGGGCGACCTGTGGTGGTCATGTCGGACAGCCTGCCAGAAGTCCCACGAGAAGCTCCAGTGGATCGACCGCGAGGTTGACGAGGACGGCGTCAGGCTCGGCGTCGACCATGATATCGAGGAATGCCTGTTGCTCCCCTCGGGCGACCCGGAAAGCGATAAGCTGGGCGTGGAGCTGTCGGTGGTGAAGGCCGACACCAACACCGCCGGCAAGATCGTCATCGAAACGAAGGTCGCCCTGAAAAAGCGCGGCATCCTCTCGCCGGACTATGCGGACGCGCTGGTCCTCACCTGGGCTCCGGTCGGGCCCTATTACGACCCCGGCGCGCTGGCTTAGCGGCGCGAACACCGCGCGCGCCGGGCCCGGCGGTTGAACCCCGGCGGCGTCGGTGCGGGATCGGCGAGCGTGATGGTGAACGCCGGCAGGCGTCCCCGCTGCACGGCGACCGTCTCGACATAGCGCGGCGAGTAGCACCCCGGCGCCTCGGGGGCCCCTTCGAACACCCATTCGTCGCCGATGCGGCGCGCGGTCACGCCGGGCGGCAAGCCGACCCAATGTCCGTCGCTCATGACAGCGGGCCGAACAGCGCGTTGCAGCCCATCGAGAGCGCGGCCGCGAAGACCGTCACGCCGATGAGGCCGAGAACGATGCGGAGGTTGAGTGAGGTCATTGGCCGTTCCTTTGCCACGTCGGGCGGTTGTCGAGTTGCGAGCGGGCGACGTCCCAGTCGGATTTGTTGAGCGCGCCGCCGTAGACGCAGGCGACACCCCAGAGCCCGAAGGCCAGGATGGAGCCCAGCACCACCACGAGGGCGCGGAGTTCGTGGCGCGACATCAGACGATCCCGTCCCAATGTTCGTCATCGGTGGTCGGCGCGAAGACATCGGCAAGGTAGCTGCGCAGCGCCCTGGCCAGGGCGCTCCAGAGCCGCCGCATCACGACAGCCCCCGCAGGGCCAGGAGGGCGCCCAGGCGCTCAACGCCCGACAGGTGGGCGGTGGCGGCCAGCTCGGCGCGCTCGCGCTCCATGCGGGCGGCGAACCGGGCTTCATGCTCGGGGCTGTTGCCCAGGCTGGCCAGGAGGGCGCCGGCGGCCTTGCGGGCCTCGGGGTCTTGGGTGGGGAAGATCAGGACTTGCACTGGCGTTCTCCGGCTTGCTGTCCACGGTGATATCACGAGGCCGGTGGATTGCAAGTGGTGATATCACGAGATCGGGTGTTATAGCGGTGGCCCAACCTGGAGCCCGTCATGCCCGAACTCGCCCTCCTCACCATCCGCTCCCTCATCTACGCCGCGGCCTTCGGGCTGGCTGACCGCTTCATCGGCGGCGGGCTGGGATGGGAGAAGCTCACCAAGGATCATGGCGGCCCGCTGGGCGGCCGACCTATCTATTACATCGCCGCGCCCCTCCTGGCGCTCTGCTACGCGCTCGGCGGGTGGCATGTGGCCGTGCTCGGCGTCGCCTGGGGCGTCTACCGCGCGGCCTTCGGCTTCCCCGACGACACCACCACCGGCCGCGACCTGAAGTCGACGTGGCTGCATCACCTCATCATGAGCGCGTTCGGCGTGCTGGCGGTGCTGGTCTATGGCTGGCCGTTCGTCGCCGCCGTGCCCTTCGTGATCTATGCCGGCGTCGCGGTGGCCCTGGCCAAATGGAACGGCGACGCCATCAAAAAACATGGCGACATCAACGGAACTGTGGAATTTCTGCGCGGGTGGATGTTCGGAACTTTCCTGGCGTGCGCCGTCTCCCTGGCTGATGCGCTGAGCAAATAATCTGCGGTTGGTGATATCACGGCTTGCGCATTTCGATTTGGCCGTGATATCACTCAATCAACGGAACGGGCCGCCGGCCCACGCAAGAGAGCGAACCACACCATGGCCAAGTCCAAGAACATCCACACCGCCACCCTCCCGAACGGCGAGACCGCCACCCGCACCTCGGAAAACCGCACCTATACCCATTGTGTCGCGACCCGCGCCAACTACCCCCGCGCGCTCGCGGTCGCCGACCGACTGGACGAGCAAGACCGCAAGAATTTCGACTATTATCTGTCGTGCCACGAAGGCCGCCACCCGCACGCGTATAGCCAGTTCACTAACGCCGGCGAGCGGGCGCGGTGGTCGGAAATCGCCGCCTTCGGGAGCCGCGATGCGTACGCCGCCCACCTTCGCCAAGAGCGCCTCGCCCAACTGGAGGCCGACCGCCTGGCTGGAAATTTTGAGCGGTGGAGCGTGTTGGGCTGGAACGGCTCTGAACGGCTGGCTATGGCCGCCGCGAACACCGCCCGCAGCGGCGGATATTATGCTGAGGTGGTGATTTTGCCGGCGACCGTCGTCACCAAGTAGCCCAGGCGGGGGCTTCGGCCCCCTCCACCCTGCCCCACGCCAGGAGCCCCATGGAAACCCTCCACACCGTCGACATGACTATCGAGCCCGCCGGGAACGCGCCGATCAACGCGCTGCTGCGGCTGCGCTATCTCCACCCGCAAGGCGACGCGCCGGCGCACGTCACCTTCCTCGCGGTCAGCGATAAGCAAGGCGCCCCCGTCCTGCTGTCCCCGACCGAGCTGGACACCCTGGCGGCGTGGATCATCGCCAACCCGCAGGAACTGCCGCTGGACGCGGCGGACGTGGTGGTCTGCGCCGAACCGCCGGCGCCGAAGGTCAAGCCGCTCGGCCGCCACCTCTACAGGCGCAAGCGCCCGCCCCAGGTGGTGGCGTGAGAGACCTCGCCCGCGCCCTAGGCGGCCTCGCCCTGGCGCTGGTCCGCCTCGCCACCGCGCACTTCCACGCCGCCCTCTGCGGCAAACCCAAGGAGTGATATCATGGCTCTAGCACCAACCAGCCAGTACGCAGACCCCAAGACCGTGCGCCCCGTCGTCATCGGCGCCAACGGCCGCCCGATCCCCCACCCGTGCTTCCAGGGCTGGAGCCCCGCCGAACGCCGCGACTATGGCCAGCTCATCGGCCGGCTGTTCTTCGTCGCCTGTCTCGGCGTCTTCGTCGCCATGCTCTTGGGTGCGACCCGTGGGTGACGCTGAAACCAACATCCGCGCGGCAATCACCATCCATGACGCCATGGTGTTGGCCGCTCGCACCATCCTCCTCACCTTCCCGAGCTTCCTCGGAACGAGCGAGCCGGACTTTGAGGATGACGACCTGACGCGCGTCACCCTCGACGGTGATATCGTGACGTTCCATTGGTCAGAGACCGGCTCGGAATTCCCGTTTGCGAAGAGCGTGAAATTCCCCGCCGCCTACCTGTGGGACGTCGACCTCCTGAAAACGGCCCTTCACGCCCATGCGGAGCAGGAAGAGGCCAAATCCGCCCTATTCGCCGCTGAAGCCGAGGCCGTGAAGCGCGAACAGTACGAACGCCTCAAGCGCCATTTCGAAGGCGATCACCGCAAGGCGTGATATCACCCGTATCCCGACCACCCAAACCCCGGAACGCCAGGACCATGGACACCCAGAAGCTAAACACCCTCAAGGACGAGCTAGCAGCCCTCGCCAGCTCCCTTACCGCCCATCGCCGCTACAGCCCTACCGGATCGGTCAAAGAAGCCCTCACGGCCGCCACCTTGCTGACCTGCCACATGCTGGAACTCATCGACCTGTTGAGCTCCGCGGAGGAGGAGACGCCAGACCTCCAACCGTTGACCCTCGACCCGACCCAGATCCCGCCCGGCGAGATGGTCGATGTCGCCCAGGAGGCGCTATCGGGGATCGGCAAGGCGAGCGGCGAGTGGATCGCAGACGAGCGCCTTCCCGAGGCCCATCCAGACTATGCGGCGTTCACCGTCGACGCCTCGCGTGGCATTTCCCCGCCAGAGCGCGAGACCGTCAACATCGGCGGCGTGGAGTTCCAGACGTACAAGGCGCCGAAGCTGGAGCCCGATCCCGTCTTCATCGCCATGCGTCGCGCTTACGTGGGCGGGTGGCTTCGCAAGGTGGTGGACACCAGCGACGTCTGGAGCGCGTATCTCGAAGGGTGGTCGGTTGACCCCGACGCCCTGCGTGGGCTGCTGTCCCTGGCCGAAGGGAAGACCGCATGAACCGTTCCAAGTTCTTCAACCACGCCTCGCCGCTCGTTCCCGCCGCAGCGTCCAAGGTCTCCAAGCGCTGGGCTTACATGGAGAACGGCCAGCCGCGGGCGTTCAGCGGCGCGCTTGAGAAGCCCGAGGGCGACGCCTGGGTGTGGTTCAGCGACGATCCTGTGGCCGTGAAGCCGCCGCCGCCCGCCCAGCTCCCGGTGACGCCCGTCGACTATACCAAGCCCGAACCGGCGGCGCCCGCGCCCTGGCCCACGGCGGAGACCTATGCGGGCGATATCATGGTGACCGTCCCGTTCCGGCTGCTGCGGGAGGTGTGCGACAACGCCGAGGGCGACAGCTACGCCGCCGAACAGGAAGCGGCGGTCACCGACGACGACCGCAGCGACTTTCACGCCGAGCGCAACCTGATCCTGTTGCTGCGATCCTACCTGGAGACCGGGCGTCAGCCGGAATAACGCAGGTGGTGATATCACGCCGTTGACAGGCCGGCGTGATATCACCTATAAGGGAGACATCGGGGCCGCCGGCCCACGCCCAGCGCGAGACAAGATCATGAAATCCCGCACCGCCACCATCTACAACCCTTGGACCGCCTACGGCCGGATGGACGAGGAAGTCCGGGTCAGCAAGTCCAAGGCCCGCGCGGCTGGCGCCGATGGCGTCCAGTTCTACGCCCCCGGCTGGCGGCCCATGGTGTTCCGCTCGATGGACGCGGCCGTGCGCAAGATCGAGAGCCATCCCGGCTTCGTCGCCTGGAAGGATTGAGCGCATGACCTTCACCACCCAAAACGCCCCGCACACCTTCGATTTCGCCAGCGATGCACTCTCGGCGGCCCTTGCCTATGAGTGCAGCCACACGAGCGAGCGCCAGTACGAGGTTTTGGCGGTGTACGCAGCCGACCGCTCAATCGTGGGCTATCAGGTTCGCGTGAAGGATGCGGACGGGTTCGGCCTCTTCTGGATTGGCGAGAGCTGATATCACCCCAGCCGGGCGAGAAAGCGCCCCCAAGGCCCGAGCTGGAAACAGCGGCGGGCCTTCTGGCGTGACACCCACGCTCAACGCCAGGAGCCACCATGCAAGCCACCTTGAAAATCCAACTGACCGAACATTGCGTGATCAGCGTCAGCGTCAGCGACGACCGCGCCACCCTGACCATGACCAACCCCAACACCGGCCAGCAAATGGGCGGGTTCCTGTCCGACGCCGAGCGCGCCGCTCTCCTGGGCGTCCTGGCTGGCGAGCCGACCGCGGCCAATGACGAGCCGCACCACCCCGTGCTCCCCGAGGTCCGCTTGCGCCGGCTGGAGATGGACTATCGCGACGTGGTTTCGCTCCGCGACCTGCTGCAATCCATGGTCGACAACGATGGCCACGAATTCCGGTTGTCGTCCGACACCCTGCGCGGCCTGCGCGCCATGGAGCGCGAACAGCTCTGCACCCTGCGTCTCGGCGCCGGGGTCTGCGTCTGGCACGCCACCGCGGACGGCCGCGAGGCCCTCGGCCTGAAGCGGGAGGGCTGAATGGGACCGCACCCAGATCAGGCCGCCGACGAGGTCGCCAGCATTCTCGACGGCAAGCTTGAGCCGGAGCTGAAGCACAGCATGGACGAGCGAGCGCCGCTCTACTCCATCGCCATCAGCCTGAAGCGCATCGCCGACGTGCTCGCCGGAACCGACACCCACGGCAGCATTCTGGAGCTGATCGCCGACAGGATACCAAACAGATGAGCCCGGCGGATGCCCCAGGTCCGCCAGCGCCGCCAGGGCCGCCACCACCACCCCCGCCGCCCATGCTGCTGTCCAACCGCCGACGCGGCGCACACTCCGGTTGGGTGCGGCGCAAGGCCAGACCCCCGGAGACCCGCAAGTGATCTATCCCAGTGTCCGGCGCTCGCTGTCCTCCATCGCCATCTCGCTCGCGAAGATCGCCCAGCACTTGGAGCCAGCCAACGCCGCCCCCGCCGTTCAAGAGGCTGAGGGCTGGGGCGCCGCGCCTACTTCTGGCCGCCCCCTACCGCCCAAGGGCCTGGAGTTCCTGACGATGAGCACGGACGAGCGACGGCTGTTGCGCAGCCTGGGCGGCATTCCTGGCGACCGCGTGATTTTCTCCAATGACGTCGACACGCTGGAGGCGGCCGAAAAGCTCGCGCTCGCCGGCTACGTCGAGAGTTCCCCGGCCGGCTCGTCAGACGTTTACGTGAGGTTGACCGACAAGGGACACGAGCTGTTGGCGGACAGCTTCGGATACCACTGGATGTGGTGATATCATTTGCGGCCAGTCCGCATCCGGTGATATCACCGATCAAACGCCAGGAGCCCGCATGACAGACGCCCCGACCCCTGAACTAAACCCTACTGGAGAGGAAGTGCGCGAGCTGGTCGCAAAGATGGGCGTGCCATGGCAACACCTCGGCTTCCCCGCGGCGCGCAAGGTCGATCAACTGCTGATCGAGCGCCGGGAAGCCGCCAAGCTCCTTTCCGCCCTCCTCTCACAGCGTGACACCGCCCTGAAGGAGCAAGCCGACCTGATCGTGATGACCGGCTGTCGTGACCTCGCCGACGTCGAGGACATGGCGAACGTCGGCAAGTCGCTGATGGACGCCATCGACCTCAACACGCGCGACGGGCCGATCAAAGGGTGGTCTCCGGCTGACGACCCCGCCGAGATCGTGGTGGACCTGCTCAACCTGCTGAGTGACGCCGAAGCCCGTTCCGAAACCCTTCTGAAGGTCATCCAGAAGGTGTGGAGGACGTCTATCCGGCACGACCACGAGATCACTCGGCTGGTGGATATCCAGGACATCGTTGGGACCGCTCTCTCCTCCCTTCAACCCCAAGGGGTTAAGGCATCCGAGGGGGAAGGGTCGTGAAGGCCTGGAGCGGCGTTGCTACGGCCGCCGGAAGCCGGCACGGCCTAATGGTCTGCTGTTCCTGCGGAAAGCCGATAGAGGCTGGCGAATACCGCTGGCGCGAGAAGGCAGACGCCTACGTGACGCAGCATCGGGCCTGCTCTCCTGACGCGCCGGAGTGGCGTAGCCTGGATGCCAATCGGAAAGCCCAAAGCGGCCACAACGAGCGCCTCCTGGCCGCCGCCGTCGCCTTCCGTGCTCGCTGGTCCGTCGATGATCTTGACGACCTGATCGAAGGCCTCACCCCCTCCAACGGAGATGGCAATGTCTGACCTGAAAGAGCGGCTGGAGGCCGAGGCCGTATTCGGTTTCGTGAAGGACGGCGAGACCGTAGCCGTCCTCCGCGAAGCCCTCGCCCGCATCGTGGAGCTAGAGGCGGGGCTGAAGCCGTTCGCGGACTTGGTCAGCGGGAACACCGAGAATGGGGACCGCATCTGGCCGGGCGATCCTGATCACTGGACCGCCAATCAGCACAATTGGGGCCGCCGCGTCACCGTTGGCATGGTCCGCCAAGCCGCCGCCCTCCTCCACCCCACAGACGGAACGGACGGCAATGTCTGAGGAACTGAAGCCCTGCCCGCGTTGCGAGGGCGAGCGCTGGGTCTGTGAAAATCATCCGGACGTCGCATGGTTGGGCGACAACTGCTGTGGCGGGGCGGGAAAGCCGTGTCCCTCCTGCAATCCAAATGGGTGGCCCCTCACCCCCTCCGAAGACTGGAAGGGGCGGGCTGAAGCGGCTGAGCGGGAACAGGGGCGGTTGAACCTCCAGGCGCTCGGTGATCACGGTAAGATCTGCGCCTTGACCGAACGAGCCGAGGCCGCAGAGGCCAAGGAAACCAGCTTTCGCAACGAGGTGTACGAAGCGGTCAATCGCGCCGAGACCGCCGAGGCTTCCCTTGCTGAAGCGGTGAAGGAACGGGACGGTTGGATCACGGCGTCGATTAATCAGCGATGCCGAGCCGAGACCGCCGAAGCCCGGACGGCTCTTGCTGTCGAGGCGCTGACCCAGTGTCGGGATCAGTTCCACCGCTACGCCCTGTCGCACAAGGCGAAGGAGACGGCCGAAGGCGATGAGAAGGCGATGACCAACGCCGCCTATGCCGCGCTCTGCGATCACGCCATAGCTGCCCTCAAGGCTCCACCCTCTGCCGCCGAGCCGGCCGGCGAGCCCGAGCGCACATACACCGCCGCCCAGCTCGCCGAGGCCCGCCGCTACACCGATGCGGATTACGAGGAGGTCAGGCGCGGCCTGTACCCCGGCAACCCTACTGGAGAGACCCATGAAGCCTGAAGCTGCGAAATGCATCGCCTGTCTCAAGCCGCTTGAGATCGGCGACCGCTACTATCCCGATGAGAGCGGCGGCGTCGTCCATGACCATTGCGTCGGACCTGAGCGCGAAAGCTACACCTACGAGGGTGAGCCCCTGAAGGACGGTCAGGCGATCCCTGAGCCCTACGTCTGGAGCGCCGCCGACCATGAAGCCTGAACCCAAGCCAGGAGACCGCGTCCGGCTGACCATGGAGGGGGTGGCGACGGAGGTCGATGACGGCGGCTTCCTGACCGTTCAACTCGACGGCGGCTGTCCAGAAACCGATTTCACCCCCGCTGAACTCTCCGCCCCAACCTTCAAGATCGAGATCCTAGAGGCTCCGATAGCTGTCGGGGATCGGGTGGTGGATGACGGCGGCAACATAATCGAAGTGATCGCCCTTCATGGCGAATACGCCTGGGGTACGCATGACACCGGCCTTTACGTCACCCGCCCCGTCCCCCTCCTCAAGCGGATAGAGCCCAGCCATGAAGACTGAAGCCCTGGGCCTCGCCCTCATCGCCGCCCTGGCTATGGCCGGACCTGCGGTGGCTGGCTCTGGCCAGTACGTCGAGACCGCCCGCTGTCTGGACGTCGACATAGGCGACGCCTACCCGAGCACGATCAGCGACACCTACGTCTGGCCGCGCGAGGGGAGCGATTACCGGACCATGCCGGCGCCGCCGCGCAAGGTCTGGTGTCGGGTGGACCGTGTCGGCCCGCCTCTGCGCCCGGTGGCGCCCATCGCTTACCGCGCGCCGCTGACCCCGGCGCCGACGATCCTGCGCAAGGTCGACCGCCCGGCGCTGTGGCCGGACTGGCGGGCTCTGTTGGCGGAGTTCATCGGCGAGCGCGGCTGATCTTCACCACCAGTTAACCCGCGCGCGATATCACGAAACCGCAACCCCAGGAGCCATCATGACCAATCGCAGCGACCACCGCGGGGAAGAAACCCTCTCCACCGTGACCTTTGACATCATCGCCACCGGGCTCTCGGCGCCATCGCAACTGTCGTCGGCCTGGACCGAAGATGGCTACGTCCATATGCGGGGCCTGACGATCCTGGAGACAGCGGTGTTTGTCGCCGAGGGCCTCGCCCGCCACGGTCACCCGGTGGAGGTCGTGGCGGTCACCCAGACCACCGTCACCTCCAGGCTGTCGATCAGCCTCCACCGGCCCGAGCAAAAAGGCCCGTGCGGCCAACACGTCGCGTGATATCGCCGCTTGACGCCGCCTGCCGGTTCGGGTGATATCACGACGTCGGGGGCGACGGTTCAGCCCGCGGAAGTCTGAGGGGTCCATAACACCCCGTCAGCGCCGCCCCCGACCCCTCATCGGGCCACCGGCCCACGTCATGGAGACGAGACGATGACCGTTTGGTTCACCTTCGAAGGCCGCGAGGCGCTGAGCTGCGGCGCTGACGTGAAGGCCGGCGACACCATTTGCACATCGGTTGGCCATCCCATCCGCGGCGGCGAATTCACTACCTATCGGCTAGGCCTCCCCATCGGCGTTACGTCGGGGCCCTACGGCGCCGAGCCGGTCTTCGCGGTCGATGATCTGCACATTGAGCACGACGGCACGATGTATCGCCGAGATACGCTGATGCAGCTCCGCGAGCGGGACTATGAGCCGAACGGCTTCGGCGGATGGCGCAAGCGCCGCTAAGTCAGCCATCACCGCCAGGGAACACAGTTATGACCGAATTCGCTTCTAGTGCGGGAGGACGGAGCCCGCGCCAGCCCCATGCAAGCCACCTTCCATCGCCGACCGCACCACCGGCCCGAGGCCGTTCGCATGGCGACGCTGTCGGTCGCGGTGGTCTACCTCACGCTCGCGCTGCTGATCTTCGTGGCCTTCCGCATCGCCTGACGGGTGCGCTGTGAAGCCGGGGACGAAATCCCCCGGCCATAAGCGAACCTCCTGGGGCGCCGCCGATCACGCCGCAGGTCGGCCGTTTGCCGGACAATATCACCCGCGCCCCAATGGTCGCTCATTCTGGCGGATCGTCTGCCCGTTCGGCGGCGAGACGTTCGAAGCCTACGCCTGGAGCCTGTCCGGCGGCGGCAAGGTCTGCCCGTGCGGCCATATGTTCGGCGGTAGCGGGCTCGCCTACCCTTCCAAGATCGCAACGGAGAACTGACATGGGCGAAGCGAAAGCGCGGCGCGAGCGCGGCGTGGTCATTCAATGCATGGGGGTGGTCGGCCGGGTGGCGATCACCGATGGGCCGTATGGGCTCTATCTGAAAGACGCCGATCACGAGGCCTTGGGCGGCCAGGGGTTCGCCGAGTGGACGGGCAAGATCGAGGACGCCAAGGTGTTTCCGAACGAGGAACACGCGCTGGAGTTTCACGAGCGCCAGAGCCGCACGGTTCCGAAGCGGCCGCGCGACGGCAATCCCAACCGGCCGCTGATGGTGTTCGGGGTCAAGTTCGTGGAGGCGCCGCCGCCCGGCCACCGGTCCTCGCCCATCATCCTGCCGGGCTTTGAGGCCTTCCAGTGAAGCGCGGCATTCCCGCGGTGCGCGCGGATATGATCGTTCTCGCGGCTGATATGCGCGCCGCTGGCTTTTCCGCCTGGGCGGATCGCTTAGACGCCCTGGCGATGGAGACCGTGCGGCGCAAGCCGGCCAAGCCGCGCGCGCCCATCTCGGCAAGGGTGGCGACGCCGGACCTCGCCGAAGAAATCCGCGCCTACGCAAAGGCCCACCCGATCGCCTCCTACCGCGAGATTGGCCGCGCCTTCAACGTCGATGGCGGCCGGGTCTCGGAAGCTCTGCACGGTCTGACCTGATGAAAACGCCATTCCTCATCGAAGGGTGCGACCCGCGCGTGATCACCGCCGCGCGGGAGTTCCTGGGTCGCCAGCTCGGGATTGGCCGCCCGGTCTCGTGCCTGGAGCTGGCCGACGCCCTGGAGTTGACCGGCCCGCCCGAGCGGCGCCGCGAGTTCATCGTCCAGATGGAGCACGCGCGGCGTGATATCAGCGGGCCGATCCGCGTCGCCATCAACGCCATGTGCGCAGGCTACCGGCCGCGGGCGTTGCGCGATATCGCCTCGCTTCACATGGCCCGCGCGCTCTGATAGCCAACTAGGGCCCAGTCTGGGCGTCCCCACCACCACAGCAAACTCGGGCGACCGGCTGGAGTGCCCTCTCCAAGCCGGTCGCCCACCCTTTCGAACGCCCGAGCGCCCCGCGCCGCGTTCCGCCTCCCCCTGATATCGGCTAACTATGGCCCCACCTTTGCTGTGGAGCCTCCGCATGGCCGACGACGCATCCCCCCGCACCGTGAACCCGACAGACGGGCTCGCGAACGTCGTCACCGGCCAGGGGACGGAGCGCGACAAGCGATCCTATTCCGGGTGGAGCATCGCCGGGCGCCAACTCAGCGCGGTGGAGATCGACAGCGCCTATCGGTCCTCCTGGCTGGTCCGCAAAATCCACGACGTCATCCCTGCCGAGATGACCAAGAACTGGCGGGCCTGGAACCTGGAGGGCAAGGAAGCCGACGCCATCGGCGACGAGGAGAAGCGGCTGAACGTCCGCGAGGTGTTCCATGAGGCGTTGCGCCTGGGCGCGCTGCGGGGCGGGGCGGCGATCATCATGGGGCTCGATGGCGACGCCGCCACCCCGGCGCCGCCTACGGTCGGCCCGCGCGGCCTGAAGTACCTCTATGTCACCACCCGCGATCACCTGACCTTCAACGAACTCGACAGCGATTTGCAATCCGAGGGCTTCGGCTTGCCGACGATGTTCCAGCTCACCGCCGCCGGCCGGACCCAACAGGACGTCCACCCCTCGCGGGTGCTGATCTTCCCCGGCGTCCCGGCGACTAAGCTCAGCACCGGCACGCTGGCGCAAGACGTGGTCTGGGGTCTGCCGAAGCTGGAGGCGATCAACAGCGCCATCATGGACGCCGAGACCGCCATGGGCGGGGTGGCGGCGATGATCCCCGAGGCCCTGGTTGATATCATCGGCATTCCCGGCCTGACCTCCATGGTGTCCACGGCCAAGGGCGAGAAGGACTTGGCCAAGCGGCTCCAGGTCGCCAAGCTGATGCGCTCGCAGTTCCGCGCCGTGACCCTGGACAGCGGCGACGGCACAGAGGGCAGCGGCGAGAAATGGGAAACCCGGCAACTGAGCTTCGGCGGCCTTCCGGACCTGATCATGACCTTTCTGCAGATGGTCGCCGGCGCCGCCGACATGCCCTTGACCCGCCTCGTGGGCGCGCCGCCTAAGGGCATGAACGCCACCGGCGAGCACGACGAGAAGAACTTCCTGGCCATGGTCAAGGGCCGCCAGGACACCGAACTGCGCCGACGACTGGAGCGGATGGACGCCTATCTGTTGCCCTCGGCCGGCGTGAAGGACGTCAAGGCCTCGTTCAGCTTCAACCCGCTGGCCGAGACCACGCCGCAGGAACAGGCCGAACTCGATAACCTGACCGCCGACACCTACAACATCCTCGCCACCACCGGGCTCATCCAGCACGACGCCCTCGCCAAGACCCTGGTGTCCGAACTGAACGAGCGCGCGACCTTCCCAGGCCTCGCCGACAACGTCTCGGCCAGCACCTCGCCGCTCCCGGCGGTGGAGATGGCCAAGAACGCCACGCTCGTGGCCACCGCCAAGGCCGCCACCCCGACGCTGGGGGCTTCCCCGTCCAAGCCAGGACAGTCTGCGGCCAGGGCCACCCGCCGGGGCGCACAGAAGGCCGCCAAGGACGGTCTGGCGGCGCTGGACGCCGAAGCTATCACCGGCCTGCGGACGGTCACCGTAGGCGACGAGGTCCTGACCCTGCGGACGATCAGCCTGGATGAGGTGCGCGACGCCACCCCGCGCTCGCTCTACGTCTCGCGCAAGCTGCTCAACCCGCAAGAGTTCCTCAACCATTGGCGCGGCCAGGGCGTGGAGGACCTCATGGCGGCCGGCGACCTGCATGTGACCGTGATGTATTCGCTGATCCCGGTCGACTGGATGAAGGTCCCGGCCGACTGGTCGCGCACCGACAACGGCCGGCTGCTGATCCCGCCCGGCGGCCCGAGGGTGGTGGAACAGCTCGGCGACAGCGACGTGCAAGAGTTCAACTCGTCCGAACTGCAATGGCGCTACGACCAGATTGTCGAGGCCGGCGCGGTCCCGTCGCATCGCGAGTACCGGCCGCACGTCTCGTTCCGCAAGAGCGACGAACTCGACGTGATGAAACTCAAACCCTACGTTGGGCGCTTCCTGTTCGCCCCTGAAGTTTTCGAGGAGATCGTCTAATGAGCGACCCCAAGCCCCCGGCCGACGCGCCCGAGAAGGCCCCGGCCGAAGAGATCGTCAACCCGGCGCCGGGGAACGACACCATCGAAGGCGGCCAAGCCCCCGGCTTCGTGGAGATCGAGGACGCCACCGGCCACGGCCAGCACGCCGCTTGACGCCGAGCCGGACGCGGTGATATCACGGCTTCGCCCTGGGGGCGGCTTCGGCCATAAGCTCCAGGGGGCCCGACGCAGAATGCGAAGGGCGCCACGAGCCAGGGTGACGACCCAGGCCGGACAGGTGGCGGTTCCTTTGCCGGGGTGTGGCCTAACGCACGCTCGGCAACTGGGGTCGCTGGATATCGGTCGTCCCGCGGATGGGCCCGAGCCTGCAAGAGGGGTGGAAAGCCCCTAGCCCCGGCGGGTTTGTGAGACCCTGTCGGCGCAAGCGGATGAGAGTTCCGCCGTATCGGCCCCCGGCGGGCCGGAGACGCCCCCCGGTTCACGCCTGGGGGCGTTTCGCGTTGAGGGCGAGATATCAACCGCCCTTCGCGGCGGGCGCATCCGTCGCAAAGCCAAGCGGTGGCATGGCGCAAGATCGTGTGGCACACACAGGACAGACCTCAAGGGGTAGTTCTCGCCGTGCACATTCAGCTCTCCGACGCCCTGACCATCGACGCCGCGTCCGTCCGCGAGACGCGGGACGGCTACCTCGTGGCCAACGCCCGCACGGCGCGCACCGGAATTCAGCTCTACACCGCCCGCGACCTGGGCTTCACCGACCGGGCCGGCTCCGACGTCATCCGGGTCTATCGGCCGCCGGAAGAGGTGTTCGCCGCCGACGCCCTGGCCTCCATGGCGTACCGGCCGATGACCAACGGCCACCCGGCCGAGAGCGTCTCGTCCAAGAACTGGAAAGACCACTCCATCGGCAACGCCGGAAGCGATATCGCCCGTGATGGCGACTTCGTCCGCGTCCCGCTGCTGATGATGGACGCCGGCGCCATTGCAGACTTCAAGGCCGGCAAGCGCGAACTGTCCTGGGGCTATGGCTCCGAGTTGGTGCTTGAGGACGGCGTGGTCCCAGACGGCCAGCTCGACGCCGGCCAGCGCTTCGACGCCAAGATGACCAACATCCGGTGCAACCACCTTGCGCTGTGTGACCAAGCCCGCGGGGGCGCCGCCCTCGTCTTCGGTGACGGCAAGACCCCCCAACCCCAGGAGACCAAAGTGAAGACCATTTTTGTTGACGGCATCCCTGTTTCCGACGTCTCGGACGCGGCCGAAGCTGTGATCACCCGGCTGCAACGCCAGATGGCCGACGCCGCCACCACCCTGGCGGCCAGCCAAGCCCAGGTCGGCACGCTGACCGCCACCGTCGCCACCAAGGACGGCGAGATCGCCGCGCTCGGCGCGCAACTGGTCGACGCCACCAACCCCGCGACCCTGGCCAAGGCCGCCGCGGTGCGGGCCGGCGTGATCACCGCCGCCAAGCCCTTGCTCGGCGACGCCTTCACCGGCGACGGGATGGACAATGGCGCGATCATGCGCGCGGCCGTGGCCGTGAAGCTCCCCGACGCCGCCGACGCGACGAAGTTCGCCGACGCTTCGGTGGAAGGCGCCTTCCGGCTGCTGACCGCCGGCGTGGTGAAGACCGAACAACGCGATGGCGTCGCCGCCGTCGTCCGCCAGGGTGTCGCCACCGTCGACAGCGACCCCCTCACCCAGCGCAACACCGCCTATGCGGCGCGGCGCGACAGCAAGTCCACGGCCTATCTCTCGGCCAAGGCCGAAGCCTAAGCCTCGGCCCCCTGCAACTCCCTGGAGATTAAGGTCCCATGACCCTCAACACCGTTCAGTCCACCTACACCACGTCCATTCCCTCGGGTTTCGCCGGCATGATCGCCGACACCCGCAATCGCAACGTGCTCTCCCGCACGGTGGAAGACGCCGCCGGCATCGGCTTTGGCAAGCCGGCGTTTCGCGGCGCGGGCGACCGCGGCTGCACCGCCACCCCGGCGCTGAACGCCTTCATGGGCTTCACCATCGTGCGCCACGACGTCCAGGCCACCCCGGCCTCGCCGTCGACCGACCTGCACAAGCAATATTCATCCGCCCCGCTGCTGGACGAAGGTTGCATCTGGGTGGCGGCGTCGGTGGCGGTGGCCGATGGCGATCAGGTCTATGTGACGCCGGCCGGCCTGCTGACCAACGTCAGCGCCTCGGGGGTGAACTTCATCCTGCCGGCCCGCTACGAAGACACCATCACCGCCGCGGGTCTCGTCCGCATCCGCATCCGCCAGGACGACCAAGCCTAACCGGGCGCCCTTCACCCCTTCAGCCTCTAGCGCCTTGAAAGGCCAAAACGATGCGTGAGATTAACTTCGCGGACGCCCAACAGGCGCTCGGCTTCTTGACCCCGATGCAATATCGCATCGAAAACACCGTCTATCAGACGAAGTATCCGGCGTTCGATTACGCCGCCATCCTGCCGGTCAACACCGAAGGCGACATGTGGGAGATGGGTTCGGTCTTCTACAGCGGCGATATCGCTGGTAAGGCCGAGTTCATCTCCGGTCGCGGCAATGACGTGCCGATGGCCGACGTCAGCCAGACCCAGTTCCTGCGGGAAAACCATCTGGCCGCCATCGGCTATGAATGGTCGCTGCAAGAGCTGAAGCGCGCCGAGCGGATGGGCACCAACCTGCCCGCCAGCAAGGCCCTGGCGGCCTCCAAGATCGCCCAGGCCTTCCAGTACAACATCGCCATTTCGGGCCACGCCGAGAAGGGCTGGAGCGGCCTGATCAACACCGCGGGCATTCCCACCGCCAACGTCGCCGCCGGCGCCTCGGGGGTCTCCTGGCCGCTGAAGACCGCCGACGAGACCCTGGCGGACATCAACACCGCGCTTTACGACGTGACCAACAACACCAATCAGACGGAGATCGCCAACCGCCTGCTCCTGCCGACCACCGCCATTCAAGGCATGGCCGGCAAGCGGATGGGGTCGACCTCCGACACCCTCCTGAAGTTCGTTCGCGAAAACAACGCCTATACGCTGGAGACCGGCCAACCGCTGGTGATCCGCGGTCTGCGCGACCTGGAGACCGCCGGTTCGGGCGGGACGCGCCGGATGGTGGCGTTCAGCGCTTCGCCGGAAGCCGTGCAATTCTACCTGCCCGGCGACCACGAGTTCCTCGCCCCCTATCAGGTCAATTCGATGAGCTGGGAAGTCGTCGGCCTCATGAACCTGGGCGGGACGGAAGTCCGCTTGCCGAAGACCATCAGCTATCGCGACGGGTTCTAAGCCCGACACCCACAGACGTGCGACATAGACGAGGGCCCTGGAGTGATCCGGGGCCCTTTTCCGTGGTAGCTACAGCGTTGAAGTCCGCTCACCCAACCCTCGGAAGGCGATATCATGGCGCTGTACTACATCACCAATAAGGACAAGACCGGCCCGCGCGGCGTCAACCTCGTGGGCGGCCTCACCCACTACATCAAGCCTGACGAGACTTCGCCGGCGCTGGACGTCAGCGACCTGGAAATCAACGCGCTGAAGATCCATTCGCCGCACTTCGTCATCGCCGAGGCCCGCCATGGCGTGGTGATCAACCCCAAGCGTCCGACCGACGAACTGGCGGCCTCCATCGTCACCCCCGAGACCGTCAATGAACGGATCGCCCGCGAGGCGCTGGAAGGCGGCTTCGAAGAACCGGCCGAGCTGCACGAGCCGCTCGATGCGCGGCCGGACTTCGACAAGATGGAAGCCGCCGCCCTGCGCTCCTACCTGACCGATGCGGGCGTGGCCTTCCATCCGAAGACCGGTCACGACAAGCTGGTCGCCAAGGCCGTCGAGACCTTCGATGCGCTGAAGGCCAATGACCGCCGCATCGCCGCCCAGGCCGACGCCGCCGAGCTGGCCGAGCAAGCCGCCGCCCAGACCGCCGAACAGGCCGCTGGCGAGCCCGAGACCCTGGCCGCCGGCGAAGCCTCGGACGTGATCGTCTAGGCCATGGCGTACACCGTCCC